TGTATGGGACGCCGCGTAGCCCGGACCGGTTCACGTTGGGGCCGCGGGTGGCGGAGGTGGCTACCCGGTTGGGTAAGCCGCTGATGCCCCATCAGCAGCTGATCGCCGATGTGGCGTTGGAGGTGGACGGCGAGACGGGTCTGCTGGCGTTCTCCGAGGTGGTGGTGATCGGGCCGCGTCAGGCCACAGGTAAGACGGAGCTTATGTTGCCGGTGATGACTCACCGGTGTGTCGGGTTCGATGACGCGTTGACCCGGTGGGTGCGTGATGAGCTGGGGTTGACGGTTCCGGTTCCGGGGCCTCAGCGGGTGCTGTACACCGCTCAGACGGCCGATTCGGCCAGGCAGAAGTGGCGTGACATCCATTTGGAGCGGTTGAACGGCTCACCGTTCCGGCGCGAGTTCTCCTACCGGCTGCGGCTGAACCAGGAGGCGATGGTTTGGCGCAACAAGTCGATGTGGTCGCCCGGCAGCACAACGGGGCGCACGTCCGGTACGGGTGACACGCTGGATCTGGGTGTGATCGATGAGGCGTGGTCGCGGCCGAACGCGCGGACGGAGCTGGGGATGCGGCCGGCGATGATGACACGGGACTGGCGGCAGCTGTGGATTCTGAGCATGATCCCCGGGTTATCTAGGGCCAGGCCGGATCAGTGGCCGTATTTGCGGGCGAAGCGTCAGCTGGGCCGGCAGCGGGTCGCCGCCGGGGTGCGGCACGGGATGGCGTTCTTCGACTTCACCGCACCGCCGGCGGAGGCCGGGACTGATCCGGCGGATCCGGCGACCTGGTATGCGTCGATGCCGGGGTTGGGGCGGACGGTGGCCGAGCGGGTGGTGGCGGAGGACTTCGACGCGATGGACCTGGTCGACTTCTGTGCCGAGTATTTGGGGTGGGAGCCGGTGGAGTCGACGCCGCAGTGGACGCTGGTGTCTCAGTTGACCTGGGATGAACGGTACGACCCGGCGAGTTGCAACGCCGGCCGGCCGGCGTTGGCGGTTGAGATGAATGAGGAGCGGGACCGGGGCTGGATTGGGTTGGCCGGCTACCGGGCCGACGGCCAGTATCACGTGGAGATCGCCGAGCCGGGTGGTCGGGTGCCGATCGGTGCGGTCGGTGTGGAGTGGATCGAGCGGCGGGCGGTGGAGATGGTCGCCGGTCACCAGCCGTGGACGGTGGTGGTTGACCCGCGTAGGCCGGCTGCGTCGTTGATCCAGCCGTTGAAGAACCGGGGGATCGATGTGCTCACCCCGGCGCAGCCGGATATCGCGGGGGCGTGTGGCCGGTTCTTCGACGCGACGGGTGAGGTGCGGCCGGGCCGGGATTTCGATGACGGGCTGCGGTTGCATCATCTGGGTCAGCAGGTGTTGGACCGGGCGGTGGGTCAGGCCCGGCGTCTGGATTTGGGCGCGGGGTCGTTCGTGTTCGTGAAGAAGGGCTCCTCGTCGGAGTTGGGGCCGTTGTACACGGTGACGTTGGCGTTGCTGGGGTTGGTGGTGAAGGGCTCGGAGGTTACACCGGAGCCGGACATTTTCGTGTGACCCTGGGGCTATTCGATGGTGACGGTTCGGGTTCGTCCGTCGATTCCGGTGGCGTAGGTGGTTCCGTCGAGGCTGGTGCGGATCGGCTGGTAGGGCGGGGGCGGGAAGGCGACCACACCCGACAGCGCCAGAGCAAGGGTGATCGCAGCGGTGACCGCGCGATCGTTGTGCCCGACCGGGGCGAGCGTCAGGGTGAGTGGGATGCCGGCGGTGGCCTGGTAGCCGGTGGCGGTGGTTCCGGCCAGGGTCAGGCCGAGCGGGATGGTGGTGGTGACCTGGTTGGGTGCGCCGGGCACGGGCGCGTCCACCACCGGCGCGACGGTGATTGTGAGCGGGACCGTGGTGGTGGCCTGGTGCTCGGCGTGGACGGTGCCGGCGGTGGTCAGGGTCAGCGGCACGGCGGCGGTGACCTGGTGGTCGGCCTGGGCGGCGCCGGCCACGGTCACCGTGAGGGGGATGCCGGCGATGACCTGGGCCGGGGCGCCCACGTCCGGCGCGTCGACCACCGGCGCCAGGGCGAGGGTCAGCGGCACGGCCGCGGTCACGGTGTGGTCGGCGGCTACAGTCCCGGCCAGCGCGACCGTCAGGTCCACTTCGGCGGTGGCCTGGTGCTGAGCGGTGGCGGTGCCGGCCAGTGCCACCGCGAGCTCGACCCCGGCGGTCACCTGGTGCTCGGCCTCGGTTGTGCCGGCGACCACGATCGACAGGGGGATGTTGGCGGTGACCTGGGCGGCGGCGGTGACGCCGGTGGACCAGACGACCAGCGCGGCGGTGATCCGCTTACCGGCGTCCCCGCCGGGCAGGCTGACCGTGTCCGCCCGGACACCGGCGCCCTGCCCGTCCAGGATCAGGTAGCCGCCGGCGCCGGCGTTGCCGCCCGCCCCCTTGCCGGCGTAGGCGTCCAGCAGCAGGTTACCGCCGCCGACCAGCCCCGGGTTCACGTCGGTGGTGGCCCAGCCGATGCCGGCCGCGCCGCCGTCGCGGATCGCCGCGGCGGCCAGCAGCAGCAGATCACCGGCCGGGATCGAGGCGGTGTCGCCGGTGGCCAAGGACGTGACGGAGCCGGTGTCGGAGTCGGCCACGGCGGCGTCGGCGAACCCGAACGCCCCACCTTCCTCGACGCGCAGCCAGATCGCGTCGGTCGGGTCGGCGGACCAGGCGGCGGTGAACAGCCCGTCGGTGATCGTCGAGGTGGGGACCAACTCGGCCACCCCGAGCGAGCGGCGGGCCAGGTCGTTGGCCGGCAAGGTGGCCTCGGCCACCCGGTTGACCCAAGACGCGCCGCCGGCGTTGGGGGTGACCGCGAAGCCGGTGCCGCCGCCGCGGGAGAACGCGATGCAGATCAGCCGCTCACCGACGGCGCAGGACAGGGTGACCGGGTTGGCGGAAACGGTGCCGGAGACCAGCCCGGTATCGCTGGGCGCCTGGGCGGTGCCGGCCAGCGCCACGGTCAGCGGGATGTCGGCGGTGACCGCGTGCTCGGTGGCGGCGGTGGGGGCGACCGCGACGGTCAGCGGGATGTTGGCGGTGACTTGGGTGGGGGAGAAGACCGCGACCTCGTACTCGGCCCACGCGTCGGGGTCGTTGACCGCGACGGTGATGGTTCGGCCGCCGCCGCCGCCGGCCTTCCGCAGCTCGACCGAGACGGCCAGGATGTCCCCAGCCGCCCAGGTGGTGGCCAGCTCGAAGGTCTGGACCTTGATCCCGACGGTGTTCTGCTCGGAGCTGTAGCTCGCGCTGGCCTGGAGCACCCCGGATGAGTTCCAGCGCTGGACCCGCCACCGGTAGCTGAGCGTGGCCGCGCTGACCGCGGTGACCTGGAACTGGGTGGAGATCGTGTTGCTGCCGACCGCGGTGCCGACCACCCGGTGGAAGCGGAAGACCTCGGTGAACCCGCCGGAGATGCTGGCTGAGGTCAGGGTGGTCGGGGTGCCCTGGGTCTCCGACAGGTCCCGGACGATCCCACCGCCACCCGGTTCGTCCTGGGTGGTGCGGTAGAAATTCTTGCTGAAGACGTCGAGGCCGATGTCCTCGTACTGGAAGCCGAGGTCGGTGGCCGAGACCGAGCCGCCGCCACCGAAGGTGATCTGGTCGGCCCGGCCACCGGTGACATCCTCAACGTTGTGGTCCGAGGGCTGGCCGAATCCCCACGCGGCCGACGGTGCGGCGGCCAGCCAGTTGTCGAGGTGCTCCTCCAGGAGCGCCGCCTCGATGTCGTCGTCACCGAACGAGTCGGCGGTCCAGGCCAGCGCGTTAGCCCACGCGCCCATCGCGGCCACGTAGGAGCCGGGGCCGACCGTGCCCTCGGTGGCCATTCGGATACTGCCGCCGGTCGGGGCGGTCCAGTCCCCGACCGCCGCGTCCCCGTCGGCGTGCGCCGGGATGCCGGTGGTGACATTTAGCACACTGAATCGGGGGGTGGCGCTGCCGGTGGCCTTGCGGGCGACCAGCGCGTGCCAGTCGCCGGCGGTGGTGACCGGTCCGGCTGACTCGGTGGTCCCGTCGGACCACACGACTTCGTTGGCTGCGTTGAGGCCGACGCCGCCGAGGTCCAGCCCGGCCGAGTCGTGCAGCCGGAACAGGGTCCGCGCCGCATTGTCGTACAGCGCCAGCGGCTTGAACAGCACCGCCACGGTGCCGTGGGTGATGGTGTTCAGGCCGCCGGTGCCGGTGGTGAAGACGATGTCGCTGGCGGCGTCGAGCGAACGGACGATCGTCATCGCGGCACCACCTCAGGCTCGGTGCGGCTAGCGCAGGCCCTCAAGGTCGTCGGAGAAGGTGCGGAAGTTCTTGGCGCTGGCCAGCGCCTGGGCGCCCAGGTAGATCTGCCTCAGCTGCTCGAAGTCGGTCACTGCCGAGCCGATGATGGCAGCGTCGCCGGCGGTGAACCCGTACGTGGTCTCCAGACCGGCCGCTCCGACCCCGGCGAACCAGGTACTGAACTGCTCTATCTTCTCGAACGCGTCGCGCAGTCCCACCGCCATCCGCCCGGCGTTCTGGTTGATCGAGTCCTTGGTGTTGAATGCGGCGAACCCTACGGCCATGGCTCCTCCTAGCTGACGGTGATCGGTGCGGCGGTGAGGTCGAGGTCCCCGGCCGCGTTGAACGTGCTGTCGCCGGCCAGGGCGACCGCGAACCGGAAGGTGCCACCAGTCGGGCCGATGGTCGTCCAGACGCCCAGGTGGGAAACGGCGGACGAGCCGGTGCCGGTGAAGCTGAGCGTGCTGGTGAGGGCGGCCACGCTGCCGGCGGCGGTGGTGTAGGCCGGCGCCAGCCGCTGGTTGGACACCTGGTCGCCAGAGGTCGCCCCGTTATGGATCGAGAAGAACGCGGCTTCCAGGTTGACGGCGGCGCCGTCGGCGGCCGCGTTACGCAGTGTCGGATCGGACATCGGCTACTCCTCCTCGGGGTCCGGCTCGGGGATGGGCTGGCCGGTGGCCAACGACAGGTTGATCTCCGCGGTCACCTGAGCCGGTGGCTCCGGTTCCGGGGTGGAGGTTGTGTCGCTCACGGCCCCATCGTGCCACATAATCGTAGGTTTGAGCTGCTGTGTGCCTTCGATTCGAAGGTACCGGTGTTACCATGCCGTCGTGGAGCGTGTCGCCGGAGCGCGGGCGGTGCTGGTCGGCGGATGCGCCGTGGCCGGCATCGGCCTCCTCGCCGGCCCCGGCTGGGCGCTGCTGGCCGCCGCCGCCGTACTCTGGGTGCTCCCCACCCCCACCCTCGTAGCCGCCTGGACGCGGCGGGCCGGCACCCAGCTACGCGCCACCGCCGGCTCCAGCCGGCGGTGGGTCACCACCCACAGCCGCCGGGCGGCCGCACTTGCCACCGCCCCCGCCGCGGGGGTGCTCATCCCGGTCGGTGTCGGCCTCAGCTTCGGGCTGGGCTTCGCGCTTATCTCCGCCGGGCTGATCCTCGGCGCCGGGTCGCTGTTCAGCGGCTGGAACGCGTGAGGCGCCCGCTGTGGGTTGGCTGACCGGACCCAAGCCGCTACCGGCCAGCAAACAGCTGGCCGTGGTCGACGGTCGGCAAGGGTTCATGTCCCTGCCGTCGGGCACCGGCGCCGGCGGGCCGAACCTGGCCGGCATGCTCGAACAGGACGGCTCCTTCGCCAACTACGCCACCGCCGGGTACGGCCGCAACGAGCTGGTGTACGCGTGTATCCGGTACCGGGCGGAGTCGCTTCCCCAGTCGGTGATCCGGGTCTACCCGTGGGGCGCCTCACCAACCCCGGCTGGAAACGGCCCGGCGATCGACGACCACCGGCTACGCCGCCTGTTCGAGACACCGAACCCGGTGACCGATGAATTCGAATTTTTCGAGCTATCCGTCACGTACAAGGACCTGGCCGGCACCTGCTTCTGGCTGGTCGTCAACGGCCGCGACGGGCTGCCATCCCAGGTATGGCCGCTACGGCCAGACCTGGTCGGGGTACTGCCCAACCCGCGGGACCCGGCCGACTACGTGTGGGTGTACCGGCCGAACCCGGACCGGCCGGAGCTGATGGTGCCGATCCCCGACGCTGGCTCCCCCCGGGCGCGCAAGGCCGAGGAGTTCATGATCCGGATCCGGTATCCGAATCCGAACCCGCTGAACCCGGCCTCCCGGTATTTTGGTCAGCCGCCGCTGCGGCCGGCGGCCCGGGCCACCACCCTCGACAACGCGGCCACCGATTTCGTGGACACGATGCTCCGTAACCACGCGATGCCCAGTGTGGTGGTGGAGACCGAGCAGGAGATCACCGACGCGCTGCACAGGCGGCTGAAGGCGAAGTGGCGGGAGGCGTTCGGCGGCAACCGGAAGGGCGATCCGGCGTTCCTGCAAAAGGGCATGAAGATTCACCAGATGGTGTACAACCTGACGGATCTGGAGTTTCCGGACCTGCGGGAGGTGTCCGAGTCCAGGATCTGCATGGCCTTCGGCGTGGAACCTATTTTAATAGGTACGAAACTTGGGCTGACCCACAACGCGTACAAGGACTACCGGGAGGCGCGGCTCAGCTTCTGGGAAGAGGCGATGTTCAGCGAGCAGCGCCGCTTCATCGAGCCGGTCCGGTCCCGTTTGCTGCCCAGGTTCGCCGGTGTCGGCCGGCGGCGGGTGATGAGCGCGTGGGACAACTCCGGGGTGCTCGCCCTGAAGGAGGCCGCCGGGGCGCTGTGGCAGCGGGGCACCGAGGCGCTGGCGCGGGGTGGGATCACCCGCAACGACTTCCGGCAAATGGTCGGCCTGGCGGCGGTGCCGGGTGGGGACGTGTTCCTCACCCCCTCGGGGGTGGTGCCTCAGGAGGTGGGGCAGGCGTTGCCGGCGCCGGAGGAGATCGAGGCCAGTGCGGTGCTGCTGGCCGCCGAGTACGGGGTTGAGCTGAGCCGGGACGAGGTCGCGGCGTTGCAGGCCCGGGAGGGATCGGACCGTGGATGGTGAGTGGCTGAGGATCGGCATCGGCGGTGTGGTCCCGATCCAGTGGGATGTCTCCAAGGCCGACGACCCTGGCAGCCTGACCGGATGGGCGTCGGTCTATAACGTGATCGATCAACAGGATGACGTTGTGATGCCGGGTGCGTTTCGCAAGACGCTGACTGAGTGGCGTTCGTCGAAGCGGGTCATTCCGCTGACATTGGATCACCAGAACAGCGCCGAGGGTGTGATCGGGTCTCTGGCCAAGGTGGAGGACACCGCATACGGGTTGAAGACCACTTTCCGGTTCGCGGACGTAGCCAAAGCTCAGGACGCCCGGACGCTGGCCCGTGATGGCCACCTGAACGGGCTGTCGATCTGGGGTCCGATCTTCGCCAAGAGCTTCGAGACTGTGGCCGGGAAGTCGGTCCGGATCCTGCGGGAGGTAGGCCTCAGGTTCGTTGGGTTGACCCCCATTCCCGCCAATGACAGCTCGCTTGTGTTGACCGCCAAGGTGGACGACAAGACTCCCGGCCTGCCTGAGGCGTGGGTCACGGACATGCGGGCCGCGCTGTCGATCGGCAGCCCACAGGTCCGTAAGAACGCCGTGGATCAGCTGGTGGTCATGCAGTACCGCCCCGGTAACGCTCCGGCCGGCACGACGGAGCCCAACAAGGACGGTGGGACGGGTCCGGCCTCAGCGCCGGACCCCGACGACGCATCGAAGTACGCTCTAGCAATCATCGGTCAGTCCGGGCCGGGCAGCAGCCCACCCGGCGGCGAGCCGACCGACTCACTCGCCGAGCTTCTGGCACACACAGAGGCCACAACCGTCAGCCACCAACTGGACGCGCTGGCGGCCGAACTCGGCAAGGAGTGAGAAAGGCATGTCTCAAGTCACCCAGAAGGCTTTGCAGGACAAGGCTTTGCAGTGCATCAGCCTGGCCCGGACCATCCGGGACCGGTGGCCGGACCCGACGAAGATTCCGGCCGAGGACGCGGCCAAGATGTCCACCCTGCTCACCGAGGCCACCCGGCTGAAGGGCCTGGCTGCGTTGGAGAAGGAGCAGGACTCAATGGAGTCCTGGGGGCGGGAGCCCGACCGTATCCCGTCGGCGCTGGCCGCCGAGGCGGCGGTCGCCGCGGGTCAGGCCGGTAAGGACGGGGTAGTCGGCTCCGGCTACGAGGATGCGATGAAGCGGCGCCGGGTCGAGCTGTTCGCCAAGGCCATGCGTGAGGGGACCAAGGGCCAGCCGTGGGTCGACGCAATCGACGCGGCGGAGAAGGCGGCGCTGATCGAGGACGCCACCGGAAACGTGATCATCCCCCACGACATCGCGGGCCCCATCTTCAAGACCCTGCCTCACCTGGGTGTGTTCCGCGGCTCCGGGCCGCTGGTCCGGCCTACCACGTCCAACAAGGTGGACATGCGGTCGCTGACCGGTGCGACCGCCGGGTGGGGTCAGCTTGAACTGACCGCCACCACCGTGGACGCGAACGTGGTGCCGAACACGCCGGTGGATGAGGTGTCGGTGCATGACCTGACCGCCATGTCGCGGATCGGTGTGGATGAGCTGGCCGACACCGACGCCAACCTGGTTGCGCTGATCCAGGACATCGTGGGTCAGAAGGTCGCCGAGATGGAGGACGATGCATTCGCCGCCGGTAACGGGGTGTCCAAGCCGTGGGGTCTGGCGGCTCGGGCGACCTCCGCCGCGAACCAGATCACCCAGGCGGTGACCGGCTCCAACGCCGCCCCGACCGGTGACGGGCTCAAGCAGCTCCAGTACCGGGTGCCGTCCCGGTTCCGCCGCGACGGGGCCTACTACGCGGGCAACGACGCGGCCGAGGCGATCGCGCTGCTGAAGGACTCGACCAGCAACTACCTGTGGCAGCCCAGCGTGCGCGCGGGTGAGCCGGACACGCTGTTCGGTAAGAGGTTCTACAACCTCGAAGGGCTCCCCAGCATGGGCGCCAGTGCCGCAGCGGTCGACCCGTCGGTCATCTTCGGCGACCCGAACCTGGGTTACGTGATCGCGGACCGTCAGCGGATCACCGTCCAGCGGCTCGACGAGCGGTACGCCGAGCTCGGGCTGGTCGCGTTTCTGTTCCGCATGCGGGTCGGCGGCGATGTGATGCGCCCGGCCGCGTTCGCGAAGTACCTGCTCTAGTCGTTCGGCCCCGCCGGCTTGTCTCCCCGACGTGCCGGCGGGGCCGGACTAAACCGTCCGCAAGGGAGACACGGAAGGAAGCAGCATGAGGATCAGGACCATCACTCAGGTGAATAGCCGGTGGGCGGACGGCCGTACGTACGCCGCTGGTGAGGGCACCGTCAGCGTGGTTGACGACGCCGACCATGACGCGGTCGCCCACATGCGGTACCTGGCCCGGGTTGGTCAGGTGGAGATTCTGGCCGAGGACCCCGAGCCGGAGGAGGAGTCCGAGGAGGAGTCTGACCGGGAGACGGTCGACAAGATCGCCGAACCGGTCGAGGTGAAGGACGCCCGGATCGTCCCCGGGGATGACCTGGACGCGCTGCGTCGCATCGCCCAGGACCTGGGAGTGAGGGTGGACCGGCGGTGGGGTGCCGACCGGCTCCGGCAGGAGATCGCGGTCGCCAGTGAGGTGACCGGATGAAGCTCCTGTGGCATTCGGTAGCCCCCTGGGTTGGTTCGGGTTACGGGCAGCAGACCGCCACCTTCGCCCCACGGATCAAAGCGTTGGGACACGACCTGGCCATCTCCGCCTACTACGGGCTGATGGGCGCCAAGCTCAACTGGCAGGGCATCACCTGCTACCCCGCCTACGCCAAGTCATACGGCGGGGACGTTATCGTGCCCCACGCGGTGGACCACTTCGGAGGCGGACCCGGCAAAAGCTTCCGGACGGTGGCCGACCAGGGGCTGATCATCACCCTCGGGGATGTGTGGACGTTCAACGCGCCGTTGCTGGCCGAGATGAACGTGGCCTCGTGGGTGCCGGTCGACCATGAGCACGTGCCGCCGGCGGTGGCCTCCTGGTTCGAGGTGATGGGGGCGATCCCGATCGCCATGTCCCGGTTCGGGGAGCGGGCGTTGACCGAGGCCGGGTTCAAGCCGCTGTACGTGCCCCACGGGATCGACACCAGCGTGTTCTGCCCGGGTGACAAGGTGGAGGCCCGACAACGGGTGGGGCTTCCGGAGGATGCGTTCGTGGTGGCGATGGTGGCCGCGAACGTGGGTAAGGACGGGGCGCGGAAGGCGTTCTACGAGCAGATCCTGGCCTTCGGTGAGTTGCACCGGAAGCATCCGGATGCGGTGCTGGCGATCCACACCGATGTGACCTCACCGTACGGGGTGGACATCCGCCACCTGCTCAGCGACTTTCCCGACAGCTCGTACTGGTTCACCGACCAGTACGCCTACAAGGTGGGGGTACCCGCGTCGACGATCGCCGACATCTACCGGGCCGCGGACGTGCTCACCAACTGCTCGTGGGGGGAAGGCTTCGGGGTGCCGATCGTCGAGGCGCAGGCGTGTGGCACGCCGGTGGTGGTGTCGGATACGACCAGCATGCCGGAGCTGGTGGGCACCGGGTGGAAGGTCCCCGGGGAGCCGATGTGGCACGACTCTCAGAGCGCCTGGGCGCGGCGGCCGTTCATCGCCTCGATCGTGGCCGCTTACGAGGAGGCGTACGAGCAGGCCCGCGGCGAGGAGATGCGCGCGCAGGCGTGGGCGTTCGCCCAGGAGTATGACGCCGACCGGGTGCTGGCCGAGCATTGGGAGCCGGCTTTGAAGCAGCTGGCCGATGCGCTGACTCGTCGTGGTGATGATGCGGCGCGGGCGCCGGGGCGTCCGCAGGTGCGGGTTCGGGAGGCTGACGGGCTGCTGTGGTTGGACCGGGGCAAGGGTTCCGAGGACTACCTGGGCCTGGGCGAGCATGAGTCGGAGTTGCTGGGGATTGTGGAGCGGCTGCTGCCGGATGGTGGGGTGCTGCTGGATGTTGGTGCTCACGTGGGGCATTACGCGCTGCGGCTGGCCGGCAAAGCGTCCGAGGTGTTTGCGGTGGAGCCGAACCCGGCGGCCGTGTCGGGGCTGCGCCGGAACCTGGCGCTCAACGACATCGGGAACGTGACCGTGCTGGAGTTCGCCGCGTGGGATGAGCACGCCTGGCTGAGCCTTCAGGATCCGCACGGGAAGGAGTCGGGAGGGTCCACCCGGACCGTGCCCGAGACGGGTCAGGTCGGTGGTGCGGTCCCGGGGAAGCGGCTGGACATCACCCCGGTCCTTCAGGACCTGGATCGGCTGGATCTGGTGAAGCTGGACGTCGAGGGCGCGGACCTTCACGCGCTGCGGGGGATGGCCGGGCTGCTGGCCCGGCACCGGCCGGTGCTGTTCGTGGAGTGTCACGACTACTGCGGCTACTACGAGCGGGCCGACCTGGAGACGCTGCTGACCGAGCTGGGCTACGGCTGGGAGGTGGCGTTCACCTACGAGACCCACTGGAGCCCGGACGGTCCGCTGACCGAGCCTGTCAAGGCCGACTACCTGATCTGCCGGCCGGTGACATCGTGACCGCCGCCGAGCCGCTTCCTGATGTGGCGGAAGCGCTGACCATTCAGCCTGGTGACACCCTCATCATCCGGGTGCTGCCGCCACTCACCCAAGCTCACTACGAAGCGATGAAGGCCAAGCTACGCGAACAGCTGCCCGATGTGGACGTGGTCATTGTGCCTGCCGAACAGATGGCCGTCTACCGGCCGCGGCCGGTGGTGACACCGTGACCCCGGATGAGATCGCCCGGGTGGCCTGCCACGAGCACCGCGCCTCCCAGAAGCAGGACGAGCTGGCCGCCGCGGTGAAGCTGGTGGCCGCCGCTCAGCCGAAGGTGCTGGTGGAGATCGGCTGCGACCGGGGCGGGACGTTGTGGGCGTGGCGGCAGGTGTGCCCTCAGGTGTACGGCATCACCCTGGCCGACAACTCGTACGCGAGCGGCGGATCCGGTCAGCCACTCGACACCCACGGGGCGACCGTGTACATCGGCGACTCACACGATCCGGCGACGCTGAAGTGGCTGACCGGGCAGCTCGCCGGCCGGCCGCTGGACGTGCTGGTGCTCGACGGGGATCACCTGTACGGGGGGGTGTGGGCCGACTGGGACATGTATGCCATGCTGGTCCGCCCCGGTGGTCTGGTGCTGCTGCACGACATCTACAGCGCCGGGGACATCCGGTGTGAGGTGTGGAAGTTCTGGCCGGAGAAGGTCCGAGGGCTGCCGCCGGACTGGGTCAGCGAGATCCGCTCGGCTGACCAGCCCGTCTACGGCTGGGGTGCCATCACCATGGGCGGCGCGCCATGAGCCTGCTCCGTGTCCTCGTCACCAGCCGGGTCACCCTCTCCCACACGTTCTACTCGGGGGAGACCCCCACCGACGCCGCCGGGGCGGTGACCGTCACGGTGAAGCGGCTCGACGGGACCCTGGTCACCTCCGGCGCGGCCGCCAGCATCGGCTCCGGGGTATACGACTTCGAGCTCGCCGAGCAGCCGCTGGTGGACACGTTGACGGTGGACTGGTCGGGGCTGGTTGGCGGCGCCACCGTCGTCGTGCGGGATGTGGTGGAGATTGTCGGCGGGTTCCTGTTCGGCCTGGCGGAGGCCCGGTCCGAGTTGCGGCTGGCCGCCAGCTACGACACCGGCACCCTCGCCGTGAAGCGCACCTCGGTGGAGGTGGAGGCGGAGGACATCGCCGGGGTGGCGTTCGTGCCCCGGTTCAAGCGGCGGCTACTCGACGGCACCGGCACCCCGGAGTTGTGCGTCCCGGATGTGGAGCTGCGGGCGGTCCGGGCGGCCAGCTACGCGGACCGGGCCGGTGGGGTGTTCACCGCGCTGGGGGTGGCCGAGGTGGCGGAGATCGCCGCCCAGCCGGAGGGGGTGCTGATCCGCGATGACCGGGCGACGTGGCCGGACGGTCACCGTAACGTCATCGTCGAGTACGAGCATGGTCTGGACATGCCGCCGGTGACGGTGCGGGACGCGGCGGTCCTGCGGCTGCGTTCGAAGCTGTCCGAGACCCGTACCCAGATCCCCGACCGGGCGGTGTCGTTCACGGTCGCGGAGGGTGGGGTGTACCGGCTGACGACCGCCGGGAAGCGGTCCACCGGCTACTCGGAGGTTGACGCGGCATACCACCGCGCCGGGTTCGAGAGGGTGTGGATCGCCTAATGACCACCAACGTGTACGCGGCGAAGCGGGCGATCATCGCGCGGCTTCAGCAGCGGGCGGCCGAGCCCGGCAATCCGCTGTCGGGGGTTCAGGTGGCCTACGCGTGGCCGGGTGCCACGGCGGAGCTGGTGTGCGTGTACGGCGGCGGGGTGCTGTTCGACCAGCCGGAGGAGGAGGCCGTGCAGTCCGGGCCTCATGACCGGCTGGCCAAGGAGGCGGCCACGGTGACGGTGCATATCCGGGTGGCCCAGTCCCCACCCGGTGAGGGTGGCATCGCCGACACGGACGAGCTGGCCGAGGCGGTCGGGGCGGAGGTTGGGCGGCTGCTGCTGGCCGAGCCGAACCTGGCCGGTGGTAGCAGCGTGGCCCGGGTGGTGTCCGGGCAAGGGGACTACTCCCCCGTGGATGACCAGGCGGTAAGCATCTTGTCGTACCGGATCGGTGTCGATTCGTGGGTTCAGTGAGGGAGAGGTCATGGCGACGCTAGTAACCCAGCAGGTGGTCCGCACCGGGTCCGGTGTGACACCCACCTACAACGTGGCCGCGGCCGGTGGGGACAAGTTCTCCCCCGGTGCCGGTGTGTTCGTGCATGCGAAGAACACCAACGCGTCCCCGCGGATCATCACCTTCGCCACCGCCGGGAAGCTGGCCGAGTTCGACGTGGCCGACATGACCGCCACCATCCCGGCCACCACCGGCGACAAGATGATCGGCCCGTTCCCGGCTGACATCTTCGCCGCCGCTGACGGGCTGGTGGCGATGACCTACGACGCCGAGACGAACCTGTCCATCGCCGTCCTCCGGTTGCCATAGGGAGTCCCGATGCCCGCCAAGAAGCCGGTCGACGCCCCGCCCGCCCCGCTGGTTGGGGTGTACGAGGCGCTTGAGCCGCTGTTCGTGGCCGGGGTGCGCGCGCACAGCCCGGGTGACCGGGTCCGGCCGGAGCATGTCGAGGCCTACGGATGGCAGTCGAAGGTGAGGCGGGTCGATGGCTGACGTGCGGATCGTGTGGGACCGGGCCGCCCTACGCGGGTTGAAGACCGACCCCCAGGTGGTGGCCCACATCGAGCGGGCCGCCGAGGACATGGCCCAGGAGCTGGCGGCGGCCGCCCCGAGGGACTCCGGACAGGCCGCGGCCACGATCGAGGCCCGGGACTCCCGCGCGGCCGGCGCCCAGGATGTGGGCTGGGATGCCGACCACTTCTATCTGATCTTCCCGGAGTACGGCACCGACCGTCAGCCGGCTCAGCGGTTCGCCCGTGACCTGCTCAACAGCTACGTGTTCATCTAGGAGGATGGAATGGGCAATCCGAATGCGATCAGCCTGGGTCCGGGGAAGCTGAAGATCGCCGACCTCGGCTCGACCGAGCCGACCGACCTGATCACCGGATGGGTCGCCGCCTGGGTGGACCTGGGCTACACCTTCGAGGGCAGCGACTGGTCATACCAGCTGAACGTGGAACCGGTGGAGGTGGCCGAGGAGCTGGACCCGATCCGCTATTCGCCCACCGGCCGTGTCATCATGGTCCGGTTCGTCCTGGCGGAGATCACCGCCACCAACCTGAAGCGTGCGTTGAATGGCGGGACGATCACCACCGGCTCCGGGTTCGTCACCTTCGATCCGCCCGCGTTCGGCACCGAGACGCGGAAGATGTACGGGTGGGAGTCCGACGACGCCCAGGAGCGGTGGATCTTCCGCCAGTGCCTGTCCTCCGGCACGGTGGAGACCGCCCGGCGTAAGGGCGCGGACAAGGCCGGCTTCCCGTTCGAGCTGAACTGTGAGAAGCCAGCCGGGGTCGGGCCGTTCAGGACCATCTTCGCTTCACCGGCGAGGGCATGATGGGCCGCCGCTCCTACACCTCCAAACCCACCGAGCCGGTCGGCTTCGACCTGGACGGGATCGAGTTCGTCGCCACCGGCGGGGTGAAGCTGCTGGAGCTGTGCGAGCTGGCCCAGGTCGCCGACACCGACGCGGCCTCGGTGGAGGGTGCCGCCGCGCTGGGCCAGTTCTTCCGCAGCCTGCTCGGCCAGGACTACGACCGGTTCCGGGCACACTGCCGAGATCATGGCACCGACCCGGACACGCTACTCCAGATCGTCGCCGACGTGATCGAGGCGGTGTCGGAGCGCCCTACCCGGCGGCCCTCGGACTCTGCCGATGGGCCAACCAGCACTGGCCGTACGTGGAGGGTTCACTCTGCCGATGGCAGCTGGCGGGAGGAGGTGCTGACCCCGGAGCGGGAGGCGGAGCTGCGGGCGGCGGTGGACCGGGCGGCCAGCTGATGGCTCTCCCCGCTGCCCAGGGGCTGAGCGTGCTGTATGTGCTGGCCGATGAGTGGATGTGGCGGCGGGGGGTGCTGAAGCTGCTGGGCGCGGAGGACCCGGCTCCCTTGGACACGGTGCTCCAGCGTACGGTGTCCGGTTCGGATCGGGCGGTGCGGGTGGCGGAGATGACCGAGGCGGTCGGGGGTGAGATGGTCGGTGGCTAGGCGCATTGGTGAGGCGTTCATCCGGGTGCGGCCGGACACCGCCCGCTTCGGGAAGGACGCCGAACCCGGGGCCAGGAAGGCCGGTCAGCAGTCCGGCAAGGCTTTCGGCGGCGGGTTCACCACCATCGTCAAGGGGATTCTCGGCGCCCAGGTGATCACCGCCGCCTTCGGGAAGATCACCACCGCGGTCGGCGACTTCGCCAAAGCCGCGGCCGAGGGGGCACGGATCGACCGGCTCACCACCCAGGTCCTCAAGACCACCGGCGGCGCCGCGAACGTCACCGCCAAGGAAGTCACCAAGCTGGCCCACGCCATCTCCCGCAAGAGCGGCATCGACGACGCGGCGATCCAGTCCGGCTCCAACATGCTGCTCACCTTCACCCGGATCCGCAACGAGGTGGGCAAGGGCAACGACATCTTCAACCAGGCCACCCAGACCGTCACCGACATGTCAGCCGCGCTCGGCACCGACATGAAGAAGCAGGCGATCCAGGTCGGGAAGGCCCTCAACGACCCGATCAAAGGCATCTCCGCGTTGCAGCGGGTCGGTGTGTCGTTCACCGCCTCACAGAAGGAACAGATCAAGGCCCTGGTCGAGTCCGGTGACATCATGGGCGCCCAGAAGATCATCCTGAAGGAGCTGGCCACCGAGTTCGGTGGTGCGGCAGCCGCGGCGGCCACCCCGTGGCAGCGGTTCAAGACGCTGATCTCCCACGCGCTGGAGCCGCTTGAGCCGGTGATCCTGGCCACGATGGACAAGGCGTCCAAGGCGCTTCAGGAGCACATCATCCCAGCGATCAACGACAAGATCATCCCCGCGTTGCAGCGGCTCGGTGGCTGGTTCTCGACCGAAGTGGTACCACGGGTGCGGGAGCTGGCCGCCACCTGGCTACCCCGGCTCCGGGCGGTGTTCACCACCCTGGCCACCATCATCACCGGCACGGTGATACCGGCGATCGCCGGCACCGTCCGGTTCTTCCGCGACCACCAGGGGCTGCTCAAAGGGCTGCTGATCACCATCGGTGCGCTGATCGTGATCACGAAGCTGCACGCGGCGGCGATGGCGGTCCAGGCCGCCGGTGGGATGCTCGCGTTCCTCGGCAAGTACCTGATGAGCCTGCAACTGGTGAAGACCGCCACCGCGGTGTGGACCGCCATGCAGTGGCTGCTGAACCTGGCGCTGACGGCCAACCCGATCGGGATCATCATCGTGGCGGTCGCTGCGATGGTCGCCGCGATCGTGTTCGTGGCCACCAAGACCGACTGGTTCCAGCGGCTGTGGCATCACATCTGGGACCACATCGGCGACCCGGTGAAGGCGGTGTGGCGCTGGATCAGCGGGACGCTGTGGCCGGGTATCCAGGCCGTGTTCGGGTTCATCGTGGGCGCCGCGGGGAAGGTGTGGGATGGGATCCGGCTGTACTTCGGCTTCTGGCGGGGGCTGCTGGCGGCGGTGGTCGGCTGGGTCGTCGGCGTGAAGGACCGGATCGTCGCCAACTTCAATACGGTGGTGGGCTTCGTGAAGGGTCTACCCGGCCGGATCCGGTCGGCCGCCTCCGGCATGTGGAACGGGATCAAGGACGCCTTCCGGGCCGCGATCAACTGGGTGATCGACCGGTGGAATGGCCTCAGCTTCACCCTCCCGGCGGTGACGATCCTGGGTCAGAAGTTCGGTGGTATGACCTTGTCGACGCCGGACATCGGCCGGTTCCACGGTGGCGGGATCATCCCCGGCATCGGTGAGCAGCTGATCGTGGCCAAGGCACGCGAGGGGGTGTTCACCCCCGAGCAGATGGCCGCGCTCGCCCCAGCCGGCGGTCCGGGCGAGTTCGTCGCCACCGCCACCATAGATCTGGGTGAGGGGATCCAGCGGGTCTTCGAGTTGAAGTTCGAGCGCCGTGACCGAGGGATGCTGCGGGCGTTCGGGCAGGGTGTGGGGGCTGCTCCGTGACCGTGAGCCTGTCCACCTTCGACGCGGCCCTGTCCCGGCAGTTGATCGCGATCTCCGGGTTCCCGAACGGGGCGGTGCGGGTGGAGCGGTCGCTGACCTCCGGGTTTCAGCTCGCGTCGATCGTGCGGGGCGGGATATCGCTACCGCTCGTGGCCGGGGCCGGGCAGCTGTGGGATGGCGAGTTCGGCGCGGACGTGCTCAACCACTGGCGGGTCACCCAAGCATCGACGGAGGACAACATCATGCTGATCACGGTTACCGGGCAGTGGGTCAAGCCGGCGGGGCTGGTCGCGGTAAAGGCGGTCCTGGTGCAGCCCGGCTGCGGTGGGGGTGGTTGTGCCGCAACCACGGCCGGGGAGAACGCGGAGGCGGGTGGTGGTGCGGCCGGCACCATTGTGGTCGCATGGATTCCGGCCGCAGACCTGGATGATGAGGAGACGGTGACCATCGGCGCGGCCGGTGCCGCCGGGACGGCCGGGGCGAACGCCGGCGGCGCTGGTGGGGCGGTCAGCCTCACCCGGACGGTCGGCACAGACCTGTCGGTGTCTGGCGGCTCGGGTGGCTCGGGTGGGCCGGCCACCTCCGGCAACGCCCAGAACACGGGCGGCTCCAGTGGACTGACAACCACCGGGGCGGACCTGATCATCCCGGGGGAGATCGGCCACTACGGATTTGTCCGTGGCGGCCTGGCGGGTTTCGGCGGACGCGGCGCCGGTGGCATGTTCGGGCCGGGTGCCCGCACGCCGCACTCCTTCAGCACTGCCGGGTCGGCCCCGGCCGGCGGGTTCGGCGGCGGCGGGTCGGGTGCCCGGAACGCCGCATCCCAGGCGGCCCGCGCCGGCGGGGCCGGGGCGCCGGGCTGCGCCATCATTGAGCACTACTTCGCGGACGTGACCTGATGTCCGAGACCGCGTCCACCACACCCAGCCTGGGCGGGCAGGTGTGGCTGAAGTCGGTCCGCTACCCGTTTCTGAACCAGGCCGTCACCCTGGATGACGTGCAGCCGGTGGAGCGGGAGGCTAGGGCCGAGCTGCTGCCGGTGCACGGCCGCACTCCCCCGGTCGGCGTGCTGGACCTGCGCGGCTCTCGTCAGTACACCCTGTCGCTGCTCACCAAGACCACCGACGCGCGGGCCAAGCTGGACCTATCCTTGCTCGTGGGTGAGGTGTTCTTCCTCCACGTACCCACCACCCGGCCGATCCTGCCCGGGTCGATGTACGTGATGGTCGGGACGGTTACTTCACACCGGGTGGACCGGAAGCTGCCGGTGGCCGCGGTCGACCCGTGGTACCGGTTCGTGCTGCCGCTGGTGGAGGTCGCCCAGCCTGGCCCGGATGTGGTCGGCGGCACGCTGACCTGGGAGACGGTACGCCGGTTGTACGGCTCGTGGGAGGCTGTGTGGGCCGCCCACGACTCTTTTCGGGAGCTGTGGGCCACCATCGGTTCCCCCGAGGATCTGGTGGTGCTGTGATGCCCCAAACTGCGAACCGGGGCTACGAATTCGAGCAGCCCTCGGATCCGGAGCCGGGCCGGACGCTGACCGGCGGGGCGGCGGGCACCTCGCCGATCCTGGCCGAGCAGGTCGACGCCGACGTGAACAACATCGTCGCCGTCATGATCGGGGACCTGAATGACCGGCTGACCGTGGTGGAGGCGGCGGTCGCCGCCACCCGGTGGCGGGAAATCGCCAGCGACACGGCCGGCGCCGGCGGCTTCACGGTCGCCGTGCCGGCAGGATACGAGCGGCTGCGCCTGACACTGGTCGGTGACCTCACTGGCCAAGGGCAGGTGAATCTGCGGATCAACGGCGACACCGGGGCGAATTACGTCCGCGGGTTTTTGGCCTGGGACGCCGCCGGCGCGCAGGACTTCCCCGAGTACAACGGGGCGACCACCGCGGTCAAGGTCGCGGAGTGGTCGTCCGTGGAGTCGAACAAGGTCGTTGTGGACATCGAACCCACGGACGGCTCCATGAACCCGTCGTTCCGTGCTTACAGCACACAGGTCGCCACCGGCGGCGACACCACCCACCGGGCCGAATTCGGCTGGGGCAAGTACCTCGGCGACGTTGTCGTGTCCAGCGTGACCGTGGTGGCTGGCACCACCGACTTTGCCACCGTCCGCTGGTGGCTGGAAGGCTACCTGGCCTAGTGGCCGTCGTGTGGATGATCGTAGGGAACACCGGCCCGGCCGGTGCGACGTTCGCGTGCAAGGTGAACGGCGGCGGGCCGGTGCGGGTGGCGGTGGCCGACAACCCGGGCATGGCCGGGCCGGCGTTCACCAGCAGCCAGGCGGTCGACGCCCAGGGCGTCGCGAAGGTGAGCATCACCGGCCTTACCGCGGGCACCCCGTGGTTCTGGTGGGTCGAGGACAACGGCACCATCGACACGTCCGAGACCGGCCGGTTCCGAACGCTACCGACAGCTGGGTTGCCGGCCAGCTTCACCATTGCGGCCTACGGTGATGCGGGCCTGTCCCCGGTCACCCCCGGCAGCGGCACCAGCTTGGGCGACAACCTGGTGTCAGACCATGTCGCGTTTGACACCATCCGGCAGGCCGCGCTCGCCGGCGGCTGGCCGCTGGCGGTTAACCTGGGCGACTGGGGATACCCCGACTGGGGTGTGACGCTGACCGATACGTTGGCGAACCGGCGGACGTTCTGGGATGACAACCTGCTACAGCCCAGGCAGGCGGCGCTGCTGCGGGACGTGTCCGGTGTCCTCCTGTGGGATGATCACGACTTCGCCGCGAACAACAGCGACGGAACCTATGCCAACAAGGCCAACGGGCTGACCGTGTATGGGGAGCGGATGCCGCACTATCCGCTGGCCGGCACTGACGGCATCAACCAGGCGGCACAGATCGGCCGGGGGCTGCTGATCGGCGCCGATGTGCGGTACAACCGCAGCCCCAACAGCGACCCGGACACCGCGTCGAAGACGATGCTGGGCGCGACCCAGAAGGCGTGGATGGAGGGGCTGCTGACAACAGCAGCGTCCTCCACGGAGATCCGGTACGTGATCTGGCTGATGCCGCAGCAGTGGCTGGGCACTGCTACCGACTCTTGGGCCAGCTTCACCACCGAGCAGGCCGAGCTGGTGCAACTGTTCGGCGACCATGGGTTCGCCGGGCGGGTGTGGCTGCTGTCCGCCGACTACCACGGTGTGGCACTCGACGACGGCACCAACTCCCCCGGCGGCTTCCCGGTGCTGCAATGCGCGGCGATCGACGCCACGCCGGGGTTGGGTGGCGGCGGTAGCTACTCCCACGGCAGCTTCGATGGCCGCGACCAGTACGGCACTTTGACGGTGACCGACCTAGGGGGCAGCGTCAGCGTGCGGCTGACCGGCTGGCGCGGCACCACTGAGCTGGTCAGCCACCAGTCCGGTTTCATCCTGTCCACCACGGTCGCGGTCGCCTCCGGAGCGCTGCGGCGCACGTTGGCCGGCTCCCACCGGCCGCTGCTGGAGGCCCGGGTAGTCACCGGCCATCCGACCGGGGATGACCCTGACGGGGAGGAGATTCCCATCCTGGGTGGGGATGTGGTCTACGACGGCACCGCCGAGGTCCGCGCCACCCTGTCCCTGGACACGCTGGGGATCTCGGATGCCACCGGGCGAAGCACGTACCCCCGGTTCGCCACCGATCTTCTGTCGCCGGTCCGCGGCGCCGAGGTCTTCGTGCGCTACGGGCTGGACCTGGGCGGCGCCGGTGTCCTGTGGACCCCGTTGGGCTACTACCGGATCGAGGACGACGACCAGGGTGAGGCCCCGTACGGCGGGATCGCCCTGGCCGGCAAGGACCGGATGGCCGCGCTGATCGAGGGCAACCTGCTGTCCCGGCGGCTGTACCCGGCCACCCGGGCGGTCGGCACCATCGTCGAGGACTTGGTCACCGACATCTACCCCGATGCGGTGATCGCGTGGGACGACAGCTCGGACCTGACCCCGCTAGGCCGGGTGCTGGTGGTGGAGGAGTCCCGGTACGAGGCGCTGCGGGACATCGCGGTCAGCACCGGGAAACTGATGTACTGGGACGACACCGGGGTGCTGCGGTTCGAGGCGGCCCCGGATGAGGACAACCCGGTGTGGGAGGTCCGCTCCGGCCGGGACGGGGTGCTGGTCTCCGCCGCCCGTCGGGTCAGCCGGCAGGATGTGGTCAACGGCTGGGTGGTGGTCGGGCAGGCCGCCGACGACCTGTCCCGGGTCCGTTCGGTCGCGATCGACAACAACCCACAGAGTCCTACCTACTTCTTCGGCGACTTCGGGCAGGTGGTGCGCCGCCACGAGTCGCCGCTGATCTTCAACCAGCCGCAGGCCGACACCGCCGCGATCGCCCTGCTCCGCCGCAGCCTCGGCGCCCCCCACGAGGTGGAGTTCAGCGCGATCACCAACCCCACACTGCGGCCGTGGCAACCGGCCCGCGCCACCTACCGGGATGGCAACCGGGACGTGGTGATCATGCGGCGGGTGCGGGTGCCGCTGTCCCGGCAGCCGATGGCCGGCACCGCCCGGACCCGGTTGCTGGCGGCGATAGGGAGCCTGTGATGGACGATGACCGGCTGAGTGTCGAGCTGGCCAGAAAGATCGCCGGGGCGGCTGAGCCGGCGGGGCTCGGCCTGGGGCTGCACATGTGCACGCTGCTAACCTGGGATCCGTCCACGTTGACCGGCAGTGTGGACCTGGACGGGGACGTGCTGTCGGATCTGCCGGTCGAGTCGGCGATCGACGCGTTCAGCTGGACGCCGGGTGAGACGGTGCTGGTCCACTCCTGGCACCCACCCGACGGTCACCGGCGCCGCGGGTTCGGCTCGTACTGGATCCGCAGCCGGGTGTTCCGGCCAGGCGCCGAGAACGCGGCCAAGGTGTTGCAGGCGCTCCAGAACAGCTTCGCCAAGCAGATCAGCTCGGAGATCGCTGCCGAGAACATTTTCAGTGCGACCGCTCTTGGCACCGAAACTCGCGCTGACACCGCCGGTTTTGACACACTGCCCGGCGGGCCGACACGAACGGTTTCCGTTGGCAACACAGGCAAGGTGATTGTGCATTTATCGACCTCGATAATCGGCACCGAGGCTGCTGCGGAGCCCGGTGTTGCCAGAGCCGGTGGTCGGATGTCGGTATCGTTGTCCGGGGCCAACACCGCAGCCGGGTCCAGCGATAGGTCGACGGCGATTCTGGGGCAGTTCGCCAGCGCCCCGGGCACTACGGATGTGATCGAGGTTGGTGGCCGGTTTGGAACGACGTTCGCTCTTGACGGGCTCAATCCCGGAGACACGGTGTTCACCGCTCAGTATGCCCGGCTATTCCCCGGCACCACGTGCGACTTCACGGACCGGACGATCGTGGTGCAACGAGCTTGATCGATGGCGGCGCGCTGGAAGCAGGTACGGGGTCAGCACAAAACCGGCAGCGGCCAGGACCGCCGCGCAACCTGCCGGTAGGGTATCTGCGCTCAGCGCCAGCCCGATCGGCGGAAGCAGTGTTGGTAGCGCAGCTACTAATGCTGCCGCTACCGCCAGTATCGTGAGTACCGCGATGGTGACCAGCCGAGTGATCGTGTCGTCTTTCATCGGATTGGTGACGGGTCGCACTCGGGTCATGGTGACCAGGGCTGCGGTAGCGTGCTTCACAGGGTCCCTCCTATCAGGGATCTAGGCCCCGGTGTTGGCGCTGGAACGCCGCCCGGGGCCGTCTTACAACCTATTATGGGTTATGTGGGTGACCTGGTCATGTTGAGTGTCGGATGCCCGACTCAGAGTCTGCCCGAAAGGCTGAGGCTGAGGGGGTGAACGATGCCGACGTACGCCGAGTTGCAGACCGAGACGTGGTGGGGGCGGGAGATCACCCCCGACCCGCTGCGGGCGCTCGGTGAGCGGCTGTGCCGCGCCTACGGGCGGCCGCTGAACGCGGCCGGCACCAAGGGCGACAACCTCCACCTCTCTGGTGCGCACCGCTCCCAGGAGTGGATCCTGAACAGCCGGTACGCCACCAGCCGCAGCTACACCGTGCAGCCCGGGCTGACCGCGGCCGAGGCGCGCTGCATCTGCGGGCTGGACTTCAACCCGGGCAGCACCGCGCGGATGGTCGAGGTCTGCTCCCGGTTGGACCGGGCGGTCCGCGCCGGCACCCTCGAAGTGGTGCGGGAGTGGTACGGCAACCTCAACGGCGACCAGCGGGTCGACGGGTTCAACAACATCCTCAACCGGGCTGCCACATCCGATGCGTCGCATTTGTGGCATCTCCATGCCACTTTGGACCGGCGGCAGGTGGCCGACGCCGGGGCGATGCGGCTGGTGGGGGATGTGCTGCTAGGGCAGACGACAGGAGGGGACATGCTCCCGGAGCTGGGTGATCAGGGACCAACGGTCGAGTACTGGCAGCGGATGTTGAAGCTGGCCGGCTACGACCCGGGGGCGGCCGACGGGGTGTACGGTCCGGCGACGAAGGCGGCCGGCGACCGGTTCCGCGCCGACCACGAGCTCGGCGGGTCCAACAGCATCACGGCCTGGATGGCGGTGGCCATCCAGGGTGAGGTGTTCGCCGGCAGGGCCGGCCCGCCGGGGCCACCCGGACCGCCGGGCGCCGATGGGAAGCCGGGCGCCAAGGGTGATCGGGGCGAGCCCGGCCCGGCCGGGCCGGCGGGTCCAACCCCGACCGAAGTGACGTTCGCCGGCATCGTGACCAAGACGGCATGACCCGGAGATGAGCCCGAATGCCAACGGCGCGCAGGGCCGATGGGTGAGCCGGCCGGTCCGGGACACCGCCGTGGTGAGCGTGGCGCTCGCGCTGACCATGTGGGAGGTCACACTGGGGGGGGCACGCGCCGCGGTGCTCAGCTTCCTCGGCGCGATCCTGCTCAGCCCCGTGGTCATGCGGGTCGATGAGGCGAGGAGGCGACGCAATGGCACTGACTAGGCGGTACCCGATCACGGTCATCTACCTGACCGCGGCGGCGGTGGTCTCGGTCATGCTGTGGCTGGCGAGCTGATGCCGTGATCCTCCGGATTGTCCGCTGGCTGAGCGGTCGCCCGTACACGGTCATGCTGCTGATGCTGGCGTTCGTGTTCGTCCCCGGGTTCCTGCGGGTGGAGGGGCTGGCCCGGGAGCAGGTGCGGATCATCGAGTGCACGCAGGCGTGGGGGGACGCCAGCATGGCCCGTACCACCGTGCTGGGTGACCTGTCGGCGGACCGCACGGACGCGTTGGACCGGCTGGTGCGGGCGGTGGCCAGCCAGGATGAGGAGCAGTTCGCGATGGCGCTGGCCTCCTACCTGGCCGCGAGCGATGCGTACCGGGATGCGCTGGTGGCTCATCCGGTGCCGGAGCCGCCGAGCCTACGATGCGGCTGAGCGAGAGGGCGATGACATGGGACGGGTACGGAAGCTGATCGCGGCGGTCCTGGGCGGGCTGACCGCCACCGCGGTGGTCGCGGTCGCACGGATGGCCGGGGTGGAGCTGGAGCCGGAGGTGGCCGGGCTGATCGTGCTGGTCGCGGCGTCCACCGCGACCTACCTGGGGCCGGCCAACGCTGGCCCCGCGACTGAGTAGAATGGACTAGTTGGCGAGGCCGCCCAGCGTACAGCCGCCGGGCGGGCCTCAGACCCACAACTCGAAGGACGCGAGAAGGGGCCTGGTAATGGAGACTAGCCGACGGTGCTCGATCGACGGATGCGAACGACCCAACTGCACTCGTGGTTGGTGCAGGTCTCACTATCAACGGTGGCAGAGGGTGGGCGATCCCGGGCCTGCCACCATCAGCTATCCCGGCAGTCGCGTCTGGGCTAAGCGCAACGTCTGCAAGATCGGTGGATGTTCGGCGTTCGTTCATGGCCACGGCTGGTGCAGCACGCACATCTCACGGTATAGGCGTAATGGCGACCCATCTGATCCCGGCTCATGCATCAAAGGGGATCATGAGAAGCGGTTCTGGTCCAAGGTAGAAGATCAGGGTTTCTGCTGGGGATGGCTGGGGTATTGTAACCGTGACGGTTACGGAATGTTCGGGATTGATCGATCAATGAGGCCCGCCCACCGCGTGGCGTACGAGATGTTGATCTGCAAGATCCCTGACGGGCTGACCCTGGATCATCTTTGCCGGAATAAGTCATGTGTGAACCCGGATCATCTGGAGCCCGTCACGCGCGAAGAGAACACCGTGCGGAAACACCGGATCAAGAAGTTGCGCTACCTGGCGCCGGCCAACGAGGCGCCACTGCCCACGCTCACCGCGGCCGAGCTGCGGGGCATGGCGGACCGGGCGGCCAGGCTGGAGCGGGAGGCGCCGCGGTGAGCGTGCCGAAGGAGCCGCCACGCGACAAGGACTGGATCACGACCGAGACGATCCGTGACCCGGGGCCTGACTTCGGACCCGGCATCCTGATGATCAGCCTGGCGCTGTGCATCCTGCTCCTGGTGGCGCTGTTATGAGCCCGGCCACCCGCTGGCGGATCGCGTTCCTAGGCCTCACCGGGCTGGTCATCGGCATGGAGGTCCTAGCCGCCTGCGACAGCAGCACCGACACCGAGCCGTGGACCACGCTGATCGTGCGGCACGTCCCCGGTGAGCTGACCGCCGCGCTGATCGGCGCGCTCGTCCTGTGGGTTCCGATTCACTTTTGGCTGGCCTACCGGCGCAAGCGTCGGCGGGCCGCGAGATAATGGGACCTGAACAGAGGAGACATCATGCGTAAGCTGCTCATCATCGTGGCGCTGGTCGCCGCCGGCGTCGGTGCCGCGGCAAGCCCGGCACAGGCCGACCCGATCACCTGCCCACCCGGCCAGGAGGCCGCGGTCAACCCGTCCGACGGCGGATGGGTGTGCGTCAACAAGGCTGGCCACGGCAACGAGTCCGAGGACCCGAAGCCGCCGAACGCCGACAAGGGCGACTTCCAGCCCTGACGCAACGTTCGTTGGCGGTTCAGGCCTGACCTACAACTCAACGGCCGTTCCGTTGCACCCTGCAGGGTGCGCGGCGAAGTGAATGGGAGCCCTCCCGGGTGACAGCCCGGGAGGGCTCCCTCGTCGTGCCCGGGGTCAGGCAGCGCGCTCGCGTAGCTCGACCGGCTGGCCCAGCAGCTCGGCCGGCGGCGGCGGGTCGCTGTACCAGGGCACCGGCACCGGCCGGTAGTCGGCCGCGACCATCTGCTTGCTGATGGCGTCCAGGTCCCCGTAGACCCCGGACTCCTCGCGCACCATCGTGCCGCCGGTGTAGTAGGCCCACCTGGTCCGGTACTCCGAGTCCGGGTCATAGTCGACCTGGACCCAGACCTTGTTGGCGCCGCGGACGAACCCGAGCGCGATGTGAGTCGCCATGATCTACTCTGCTCTCTGGTCGGGTGGCGGGTCTGTTCCGCCACTCGGCCCCCGCCCGCCGGAGCGGGTGAGGACCGGGCAGCGTCAGGCGCTGAGAAGGCGGTCGATCTCGGTGAGTCGCGCGACCAGCCGAGCCCGCTCAGCGCGCAGGCCGTCCATGTCCGGGGTGTCAGCCTCGGTGACCGTCGCTCCGGCGGACCGGGCGAAGTCCACGGCGCCGGATGCCTGGAAGTCGCCGTCGTCCACTCGGACGGTCCACAGCCGGTTGTCGGGGTCGTAGGTGGCGATGTCGCCGTGCCGGGCGGCCAGCTTCCTCAGCTCGCCGACGATCTTGGTGAAGCGGCTACTGCCGCTCGCGTCGATCTGGTAGGTCTTCACGATCGGTCCCTTCGGTGGTAGTGGTGACGACGGTGGCGGTGGCGTCCAGGGTCAAGCGGTGCGGGTGACGTAGGCGAGCATCTCCTGCAACGCGGCCACCGTCGTCTCGCTGGCGGCGGCCACCTCCGGCGCCCACTCGTCCACATGCGCCTGCGTGATCCGGCTGTAGGCGGCCGGCCGGTTGGCCCGAACCGCGTCCAGGGGGAGCACCAGCGCCAGCTGCGCCAGCATGTCCAGGCCCCAATCGCGAGCCCACTGCAACGCGGCGCCGCGGGTCAGCAGCTTGGTCGCTGCGGTGGCGTCGGTCAGCCCCAGCTCGGCCATGGCGGCCGGCAGGGCGGGGTGGGTGCCGGCCTCTGCGTGCCGGTCGTACGCGTCGGCCAGGGCCAGCGCGGTGGTGGTGTCGGTGGTGGTGCTCATGGTGTGCTCCTTCGTGTCGGTGGGGATGGTGGACTCCTCAAGCAGGTGTAGCGGCAGCCGCTCGCCCAGGTGCTCCCGGCCCCACTGGGCGCACGCATCCTGCCAGGCGACCATGTGTCGGTAGGCGACAAGGTCCGCGTCTGCGTCCCCGACCGCGTCGGCGCCGGTGGTCAGCTCCCGCAGCGACGGGCCGGGGAATGCGGTCCGCCCACCATCCTCGCCGGTCTCAACGAACTTGCAGCAGACCTGCCAGTGGTCGTTGTGGTCGCGGGTGTGCATGATGATCGTGCCGTCGGCCTGCTGCGCGTAGCGGAAATGCCGTGTGGTGCTCATGGTGGGCTCCTTCGGTGGTAGGTCTGTCAGTGTGGTGGGTCCTGCGGTTACGTGGCCGGCCGGTGTCGGCTCCCGCCCCCCGGTGGCCCCGTCAGACCTTGGGGGACTCGGCGCGCCCCGCCCGTCAGCGGGTGACCGGTGATCCGGTGTGCTCGGCACCCTCCCGGGTGCCTCTCTCGTAGCCTGGCCTCCCGGCCGGCCGCGTAACCGCAGGTGGTGGGTCCTGGTGCTTCGGGGGGAGCCGTCGGATTTGCCTCCCGCAGCCAGCCCGAGCATGGCCTGGAACCTCTATGTCTTTGTATCTCTAGTATGCAGCGCTACGGTCCCAAACACAAGTCCCTGGGGGAAGTTCACCCGAACGGATGACGTGCTATGGCTGCGAGTACGACGTTGAGACTGCCACCGGGTGTATGGTGGGAACATGAGCGACACAGCAACCGCCGCCGAGCTGCCCGAGGGCAGCGTGGTGGCCGAGATCGGGCTCGCATGGATCAAGGGAAGCCAGGATTGGTGGTACGCGACCGGCATCCACCGCGAGCACCCGTACCTCAATGAGGAAATCGACCAGCGTCTAGCCGCTGGTGCTGGGGTGCTGCGGGTCGGCACCGGACAGGAGGGGACGTGACCGGACAGCAATGGGCGCTGCTTACCCAGTCGGCCATGGCAGCAGCACTACTAGCCGTCGCCTGCTTCGGCTGGGCCGTGGCCGCCCGGATCAGTGCCGTGGAGGCAAAGAGGGTTGGCGACCAGAAGGCCCAGAACCGGTATGACAACCGGGCGGTGGTCGCGATGCTCGGAATGCTGCTGGGCATCATCGGGATACCGGTAGCGCCGTTGCTCGTCTGGTGGGTGGTCCTGTGAAGATCCGGATCACGCTCGACGGGCGGCTGGCGCTCACCGTGGAGCAGGCCGCCGCCCGCTACGGCCTCGCCCCGCACACCATCACCTCGGCGATCTCCCGGCTCAAGCTGGCGCCGGACGCGTGGTTGGACGGGCGGAAGAAGCTGTACCTTCAGGCGCGGCTGGATGAGGCGCTCCGGTCGCGGCCGGGGAAGGGCGCCAACTGGCGGAAGGAGGCCGGACGACGACGGTCGGCGACGGGGGATAGCGATGGCTGAACTCGTGAAGTGGCTACTGGTCGCCTTGCTGGCGGTCAATGCGGCAGGGGCCGTCCTCAGCGTTGGCAAGCCGCGGGAGCCGATGCAACCCGGTAGTGCCCTGATCGTCGTGGTCGGCAACACGCTGATCGTCGTAGCGGTTTTGGCGTTCTGGGGAGGCGGGTAGCTGATGGACTGGCTGATCATCGCTCTGCTGCTGCTCACGGGTCTGGGGCTTGGCTCCCGGCTGGGCGCCGGCCAGACCGGTTTTTGGCGGGCCTATCAGTTCGTGTGCGGGATCGTGTTGGTCTTCGCCGTGTTCGTGATGGGGCTCAGCGTCGCGTTCCTTTACGACGATGCTCATCCGGAGCCGGGGGTGTGCCAGGACGAGGGCGCCAACTGGGGGAAGGAGGCCGGGCGGTGACGCTGGTGGAGTTTTTGCTCGCCAGGCTGGCCGAGGACGAGGCAGCGGCACAGCGGGCGGTGCCCGGGCCGTGGGAGCTGCAAGGCGAACCGCGCGAAACTCTGGTGTTCAGTGCACCGACCGGAGTCAGCGTCGCGGTCGGATGGCTGCGGGATCTGGACCACGTCGCCCGGCATGACCCGGCGCGGGTGCTGGCCGAGGTGGCGGCCAAGCGGCTCATCCTGGAGTACGCGCCGCCGAAGGCCCACGGCACGTTTGACGATGGCTGGCGGCGCGGTCAGATGGCATTCCACGCTCATACCCTGCGCCTGCTCGCCCTGCCCTACGCCGGCCACCCGGACTACCGGGAGGAGTGGAAGCCGTGACGGGCGAGCCCATCCCACGCGAGATCATCACCTACCCGCCAGGCGTCCATACCTTCGTCCCGTCGGACTACCCGTGGCTGGTCCACGTCCGGGCCTTCGTCAAGAGTGGGGTCGCCGGCGGGACGGAGGGCGCCGGTGACGACGGCATTGTGATCCTGGAGCTGTATGACCGGGAGGCGCCGGCCCGCGGGGGACCGGCGCCCGACCCCACACCCCCGGCGCGACCGTAACCCCGGCGCCGGCCCGCCACCACCGGCCGGACAGGCGACCCCAGCCGGGTGAGTGATAGGCGGCATCATCCCGTCACCGTGATGGCGGCTCGCCGTCGTGAGCCGGCTCACAGCAACCCGAGCCGCTCTCGGATCGTTGAGCGGGCAACCCCTCGTCCTTGGCGGGAGTGAGGAGACCCGCCCCGAATGCCATCCCTACGTGCTGTGCTGTACATCCCTCACGGTGCCGAGATGCTCCGCTGGCTCGGCCAGCTCACGGACTGGACGCTCAGCTGCGGCTGGCGGCCGCTGTCCTACACCTCGTCCTGGTCGGAGTTGGTGGCGCTGTGCGCGTCCGGTCAGCGGGAGCTGGGGGTGGTGGCGACCCGGGGGCATCTGCCGCCGGATCGGCTGCCGCGGTTGGTGGTGGCTGATGAGCTGCCGGCGGAACCTTCCCGGCCACGCTGGCGCCGGTGAGTTGGAGCAACCCGAGTGGGCAGGGGCCAGGTCTACGCTAGGCGCCATGGCTGATGAGGTGAAGGGCGTCTACGTCTGGCACGACCGAGGTCAGGACCACTTCGAGTCGGGCATCAAGGTTGAGGTCGTCGAGGCCCATCTGTATGTCCGCGACGAGGCCCAGAAGGTGGTAGCGATCTTCGCGCCCAACCGGTGGCTCAAGGCCGTGGCTGAGTGACCGGTAGGCTGCCCGCCCCGATCACGGTCCCGTCGGGTCGCACATGATCAGCTCGACCACGGCAACTCACGTTGTGGCGTCGCAGCAGCCGGCAGGCGACGCGGCCCGACCAGTGGATCAGCCAGTCAACCATGTCGGCAGACTAGCGGCTGAGCGTCGGCTGGGGTAACCCGAGCACCGCCGCCCGCTTCGCCGCGTCCGACACCTGCGTGTAGACCGCGGTGGTCGCCGGCGAGGAGTGCCCGGCGATCTCCTGGGTGACCCTCAGGTCCCCGCCGCGCTGAACCTGGGTGAGGCACCAGTGGCGGAGCCGGTGGGCGGTCACCCCGGGCAGGCCCAGCCGCCGCGCCTCGGCGGAGACCCGGTGGGAGACGGTTGCCGGGGTGCGGCCACCGGCCACCGGCCCGGGCGGTAGCCCAGCGGCGGCGGCCCACACCAGCGGATGAGTGGGTACCGCCCTCGGCTTGTCGCCCTTGCCGGTCACATACAGCACCTCCGGGGTGATGTCCTCAGGCCTGAGTCTTGCCACTTCAACGCAGCGCAACCCGGCATACGCGGCCAACGTACACCAGGTCGCCACCGGCTGCCGCGCCCGCCCGAGCAGCGCGGCGAGCTCGGCATCGGTCACCGGCCGGGGTACGCCGCGTCGCTGCCGGGGCGCCGGCAGCCCGGCGGTCGGGTCGACCGTGATCCGCCCATCGGCCAGGCACCAGCGGTAGAAGGCGCGCAGTGCGGTGGCGTAGCCGGCTCTGGTGTTCGCCGCCCGGTGTGTGGCCAGCCAGGCGACGATCTCCTGGGGTTCGGCGCACAGCCCGTGCGGCAGCTCCCGGGCGGCGCTGCGCAGCACCGACCGGTAGGTGGCGACGGTGGTGGCCGGGTGGCCGGCGAGCTCCAGGTGGCTCAGCCAGGCGCCGAGGTGGTGAAGGTCGCCGGGGGCCGGATCTGCGACCATGGCGGTTGTGGATGACTTCTTCGAGGATGACGAGCCGGTGGGTGAGGTGGTGGCCGCCTTCGAGCGTGGCCGGACCGGGGTGACGGGCCGGCCGAGCGTGGTGGTGGTGGCGTTGGGGCTGGAGCTGAACGACCGGGGCAGCACGACCGGGGTGGGCGGGAAGGTCATCATCTCAGGGTGACCGGTGCTGCTCATGCTGTCGCTGGGGTGTGGGTCCATGCCGGCCGCGGTGGATGGCGCTCGGCCCGGCGGCGGGATGGGGTGCGTGCACTTCTGGGGTCGGCCGGATGGGGGAGCGCCCTGGTGGCCGGTCGGGTGGCGGGGGAAGATCGCCCCATCATGACGTCTCCCCGCGGTGGGAGAAGCTCCGCAACCTGGACGTTCAGGGCGGCGGCGATGCGTTCGAGGTCGGTGAGGGTGATCTCCGTGTTGCCGGTGAGCCGGTAGCTCACCCACGACCTGGAGACACCCAGACGCTCCGCCAGTCCGCGCCCACTCGTGCGCTTGCGGGCGATCATCGCCCGGATCTCCGCGGCGACGTAGTCACTTAGCGACTCATCGGTGGACATGACGTGATGGTGGCACGGTTTCCGTGCCGATGGCCACACCCGATGGTATGACGTCCGTGTCAACCGAACGGACGGATCTGCGCTTCTGCTGCCGTGACAGCTTGCAGCGTCACCGAATCGGTGACACGCTTCTCGTCATGACCGCAGACGTCAGCATTCGACAGGCCGTTGTCGCCAGGCTCGCGACCGATGGCCTGTCGGACCGTGAGTTCGCCCGCCAACTTGGCGTCTCGCACAACTGGGTTCACCGGCACCTCCGCGCGGACCCGCCCTCGCCGTTCAGCGCCGATGACCTTGAGCTGGTCGCGCGGGCGCTCGGCGTGCCGATGGCCGACCTGCTCCCCGCGGAGCCAACCGGGAGCGCGCGATGAGGGGCATCGAGCACCGCTCGGTGCAGACCTGCTCGCGCTGCGGACAGCTCTTCTGCTGGGCACCCGGTCCCGGCTGGTGCCCCTACTGCGACCTGACCCAGGCCCAGCGTTCCAAGTCACTCACCGACGGCAGCGGGAAGCCGGAGCCGTGCGGCTCCGACTGCTGCCCGGAAAGGAAGGCAGCATGACCACGTACACCGAGGCGGTCACCGAGGCCCGGACGCTGGTGAAGCGGTCCGAGGACGACCAGTGGCGGCTCGCCGAGCTGACCTGGGAGCAGGTCCAGGCCGGCAAATCGCGGCGCCAGTGGGCCAAGGATATCGGTATCCACAACTCCACTGCCGTGCGTCTCTACCAAATCTGGGAGCGCTTCGGTGCCGACCCGGACCAGCACTCGTTCGCCGAGGCCTACGACGTTGTTCATGGCCGCGCCGCCGCGGTCGAAGAGCACGGCTCGCGGTATCAGGCAGAAGCTGCATCAGCCATCCGCAACATGCCCCCGGAGCGGAAGGCCCAGATCGTCCGCGAGGCGGTCAAGGCCGATCCGGTAGCCGCTGCTGCTGCCTCCGAGGCGCTCGATGAGCGGTGGGCCGCCACCGCCAAGCCGGCACCGCGCGACCGGTCGAAGGCCGACCGGCTGTCCGAAACCTTGCTGGCGGCCCGGGCCGTGCAGCGGAAGGTCAACGAGTTCGCCAACCTCGCCAGCAGCACCACCTGGACCGTGCCGGAACAGGAGGCGCTGGTCCCCCTCATCGACCGGATCATCAGCGTGTTGGACCTGGCCAAGGCCGGGGTCCAGTCCGGTTCGTGGGATGAGGAGCTGGCCGACCTGCTGAACGGAGGCCAGTCATGAGTCGCCGGGTCACTGTAGAGGATCGGGCCGAGCAGATCTTCTCGTTCCTGCGTACCAACCTGAACAAGCCTTACCGGCTGCCGGAGCTGCTGGCGGCGCTGCGGCTACACGACTCCGACAAGACCCGGCGGGCGATCCGGCGGGCGCGCGGGCTGGCCGAGGCCGCGGGGCTGTTCCTTCCGGTGGCCTGCCCGGCGAACGGGCAGACGTACATCGTCACCACCGACCCGGTAACCGTTCTCGACCCGGCCATCCACCTAGCCCGGATCGAGGCTGGGACGCGGGCCACCAAAGAGACCCACCAGGAGTTCATGCGGTCACGGCTGCGGCAGATGGACCCGGGCACCCGTCAGGTCACCAAGGCGTGGCTCAGCTTCGAGGAGAGGGTGCGCGCCGTCAACGAGGGTGCGGCTGAGCTGACCCAGGCGATGGTGGCGATCCGGCGCGAAGGACGGCAAGAGCAGGCGGACGGTGTGCGATGATCCGCGACCCGCAGCCGCTCACCGGCGACACCGTCACATGCTGGGACTGCCGCGAGACCCTGGACAGCCACTGGCCGTGTGAGGAGCCCGGCTGCGGCTGCTACTGCATGGACCCGGACACACCCGCCCACATGCTGCGGCCACCGCAGGTGGTGGGATCATGATCCGGCAGGCGGTCGCGCTCGCCGACATCACCTGGGACCTCATCTACTGGGGACACCACGGCGGGCCCGCCAAAGCGCGGCACCCCGACTACGCCTGGCTGTGCAGCACCCCCAACGGGCGGCTGGCGCTGCTGACCGTCCGGTTCGGGCTGGAGTGCATCTGCTCCGGGAAGCTGGCGCTGCTGGTGATCTGGCTGCGGCGGCGGGAGTACGCGGCGGTGACCCGGTGAGCGCTTCCACGCCGGTAGCCGGCTACCCCGTCCACGCCGTCACCGAAGTCCGACGGTGGACCAACGAGTTCGGCGCGCGGTTCACCGGCTGGCGCGGCCTGTGCTCAGCCACTGGCATCGACACCGGCCACGAGCCGCTGCGGCTGGCCGGTGCGGCCCGCCGGGCGGAGCTGTGCCGACGCTGCTTCCCCTACTCCGGCTGGGAGACGGCCGGGGACATCGGCGGGCCCACGGAGGTGACCGAGTGATGCCACTCCCCGACCAGCTCAGCTCCATCAAAGACACCTGCGAGAAGACCTGGCCATCCGACCAGCCCACCCGGACCGATGACACCTACCGGCAGCACCGCTGCGGGCTGAACATGGACCACCGGGGGCACCACGTGTGCCGCTACTGCGGGACCGGTGCCCGGTGAACGTCCGTCGGCGTCCGTCGGTCAGCGCCCGCGACGCGGCGGTGGCGAAGGTCGCCCGGCTGCTCGGCGCCCCCGCCGCCCGCTGCCCCCAATGTCACCGGCTGCTGCTGCTGGCCGCTGAGGGCACCATGCTGCCGGGCCATAACCGGCCAGAGGTGGCTCACAGTTGGTGCCCCGGCTCGGAGCAGCCGGCGGTGACCGAGTGAGCCGCCGCGAGTACCTCAACGGGTATGAGGGCGGCCGCGAGCACGTCCGCTCCGGCCGGCTGACCCGCGCCCAGAGGGCCGCCGTCCGCCGCGCCGCCAGGCGCAGCACCAGGCGCGCCGGCTGCGCGCTGACGTTGCTGCTGCTGCCGTGGCTGCTGCTGCGGCACCGCGCCGGCGAGCAGCCCGACCGGCACGACCCCCGCCCCGACCGACTCGGCGCGCACGAAACCACCGGGTTCTCGGACCATCTGACACCGGCGGCCGAACTGATCCGCCGGCTCAACCACCCCACCAACAAGGAGAAGCGATGAGCACCGACCCGGTTGCCATCCCCCACACCGCCCTCACCACCGCCCTCACCACGTGGGGCGTCGACCCCGCCGACCTGCTCGACCTCACCATCCGCGTCGACCGCGACGGCGGCTGGCTACAGGTCACCCGCGCCCGCCGCGACCCCGACGGGCATCCGCTGCACGCCGGCGGCGGGCTGGCCACCGTCACCGTCATCGTCGGCATAGACCCGGCCACCACCGGAGAGGACACGCCATGAGCAGCATCGCCGAGCGGGTCAACGCTGGCATCGCCTGGTTGGACGAGCACGAGCCCGGGTGGCGGCAGCGGGTCGACCGGGACCGGCTCGACCTCCAAAACTGCACCCGCTGCATCGGCGGGCAGCTAGCTGGGGTGTACGCGGACTTCCTGCGGCGGCACAGCCTGAGCCGGGTCGATGCGGTCCGGCTGGGGTTCAACCTGCCGGGCATCGGCGAAGACTTCGATGAGCTGACCGCCGCGTGGCGGGAGCTGATCGCCACCCGCCGCGCCACCCCGGGTGGTGAGGCGTGATGCGCCCGGACCCGACTACGGCCCGGCATCTGCGCGGCTGGGCCGTGCTGACCCTGTGGTGCGGCGCGTTCTTGGCGGTGGCGCTGGTCATCATCCACGTGGCGGGGTGGTGACCATGGCCATCACGCGTGTCGCCGCAACCCAGCCGGGCTCTATCTGCCGCGTCCTCGGAATCATGAGCCTGAAGCGGGACGACAACAACTCGTGTCCCAGCCTGTACGCGCCGGTCCCTCAAGCGTGGGGGCCGATGTGTGAGCGTTGTTGGCTGGAGGGCGACCGTGTTCGCCCCGAGTCATCCGCCTACTGCCCTCACGGTGGTGCGCCATGATCCGCCGTCACCTGGCCGTGTGGGCCACCCACCCCAGCACCCTGGCCATCGGCGGCGCCGTCGCCGGCACCACCGTCGGGCTGTGGCTGCTGCTGGTCGCCGGCCCCATCCCGCTACTCGGCGCCGGCTTTATCGTCACCCAGCTTCTGATCAGACCCCACCCGGTCCGGGCCTTGCCGGGCCGCCGGGTGGCCCCCCAGGCTCCCGCGTCAGGTGTCGTGGTCGCAGCCGGGGTTGCGGCGCCCGCCCCCGGTTGGGGTGCGGGGGCGGGCGCCGCTCACACTCCCACCCGGGTGTCGACCGGGTGGGCCGGCCGGCCGGTGGTGGGCTCCCCCTTCCCCCGGACGCCCGCCGCCGGCCGGCACCGCAGCGGCGGCACCCAGCTGCCCGCCCGCCGCGGCCGGGTGGTCTACCGGCCCGGCCGGGCCCCCGTGCGAGGTGTGGCATGAGCTGGCTCATGTCCGTCGAGGATGTCCGCAGAGCCGCGACCGATGGCCCAGCAGCGGTATGCCGAACGCCGGATGGAGCGTGAGTCGTGCCAAGGCTGATGTCGGTAAAACTCAGCGAGCAGGCCGTCCGCGACCGGCGAAAGACGGTCACCCGTCGGCTCGGCTGGCGATTCATCACGCCTGGCGACCGGTTGACGCTGTGCCGCAAGGTGCAAGGCCGCCGCCCGGGTGAGCCGCTGGTGCGGCTGGCCGAGGTGGAGGTGACCTCGGTCCGCCGAGAACCACTGAGCAGGATTGCGCCCACTGACGTGGCGCGCGAAGGGTTCGAGCCGTGGCAACGCCGGCAGTTCATCGAGTTCTTCTGCGAGTCGATGCGGTGCGAGCCGGCCACTGAGGTGACCCGGATCGAGTGGCGCTACCTAGACCCGCCACTCGCCAACCTGACCCCCGCCCGGGTCACAGCCCAGCCCGGGCGGGGCGGCTCTCTGGTGGCGGCCGCTGCCGCAGCCGCTGACGGCCGCCACCAGACACACACCAGCCCCGCCCGAGGGCGGGGCCAGCACATCACCGAAAGGAGCTGCCATGAACAGCCAGACCGAGCCTAGCACCCGAGGCGGCCAGTCCCCCGGACCGGCCAAGCTACCACCGCCGGAGGTCGGACCCGCGCGTAACCCACAGCCCGGACAGGAGCCGGGCAGCCGCGACCCGCTCGTCCACTACGAGATGTTCGCCGCCACCGTCGACGCCGCTCTCACAGTCGACGGTATGAGCGACATGATGCGGCTGCTGCGCATCACCCAAGCCCACGTCCGGCTCACCAAGGCCGTCCGATGAGCGGCCAGCTGATCGCCACCACCGGCCTCATCCTCGGCCGGCTGCTGGACCTGTACCGGCCCGACGCGGCCAGCATCACCCTCCACTACCTGGCCGGCCACCCCGAGCTCGTGGACGCGGCGGCCCGCGCCGCCGGCATCCCCACCGGCATCCGCTCACACGGCCACGGGGTGGACATCCACGTCGCCACCGGCACCCTCGCCGGCGGGGCCGTCACCCTCCACCTGATGTGCGGCATGCCGGCGGAGACGCTCGCGCAGCGGCACGCCCGGGCCGCAGCCGAGCTCGCCCTGCTGGACCGGGAGATCGCCGCCAACGGCACCAGGGAGGCCGGCCCATGATCATCGACAGCTGGCGGGGGCTGACCCTGCATGTGGACCGGATCCGCTGGGGGCGCCTCACCTGGTGGCGCCGTAGCTGGGAGTGGTCACTCGTGCGTGGCGGCCGGACGGTGCTCTCCGAGCGGGCGTGGACCCGGCGGCAGGCGACCGCCCACGGAGAGATCTGCCGGGCGCTGCGGCTGGCCGCCGACAGCCCGCTCGCCACCCGCCGAAGCCAGGACGATTTGGAGGGATGGCGCCATGGCTGAGCCGCTGTACACCGACGCCGACGTGGAGCTGGTGGCGAGGGCCGTCCACGGCTACGCCTGCTCGGGTGGTGGCTGTAGCTGGTCCGAGGAAGGTCTGCCGTGCGACCTGGACGAGTTCGCCGGGTTCGCCCGGGCGGTGCTGGAGGCGCTCATCGCCGCCGGCTGGCGCCCGCCTCACCAGCCCCGCGACACCTTCGTCGGGTTCTGGGATGACCTCGTGGCCCCGGATGGCCACCTCGACGCTGACCTAGTGCGAGCCGAGCTGAACGACTACTGGATGGTCATGGGCGAGGTGGCCAAGGTGTACGCCGAGCTGACCGATGGCCGGATCAGCAAACCGAACACGCTGGCCGTGCACGTCATCGGCGAGGCGAACGAGGCGGCCGAGCGGGCGATCCACCCCGCCGTGCGCGAGGAGGTGGCCGAGGAGATCGCGCAGGCGATCGAGCTGGCAGCCAACCAGAGCTACCGGACACGCGGTGCGGCCTATCGGCACGCCGCCACCATCGCCCGCGAGATCGGGGGCCGGCCGTGAGTCGGGTAGAGATCAACGCCGGCGGTCGGCATGTGGTGGTCGACCATCAGGGCGAGTTGGCCCACCTCGCGAAGACCGCGACCGAGCTGTGGGAGTCCACCGCCGGGGCCGAGCCGGACAGCCCGGCCGCGGTCGGATTCGTGACCAGCCAGCGGTTCGAGCCGCCGCCGGTGAGCATGGGTTCGTACGCCGGCCGGCCCCGGCCGACGGTGACCGGGGAGGTGTCCGATGCGTCTGCCTGAGCTGCACACCCCCCACACCCCCCGCGACCCGGACTGGCGCACGTTTGCCGCCTGCCGGGACGTCGACCCGGAGACGTTTTTTCCGATCGCAGCCGAACGCGGCGCCTCCGGCCGCCACCGCGACGTGCGGCCCGCCGTGGCCATCTGCCGCCGCTGCCCCGTAGAGGGCGCCTGCCTGCGGTGGGCGGTCGACACCGGGCAGCGCTGGGGTGTGTGGGGCGGCCGCACCCCGGCCGAGCGGACCGGCCGCGCGCTGGCCACCTGCCAGCAGTGCGGGGTGCTGTTCGCCCCCCACCGCAGCCAGCGGTACTGCGGCCGCGACTGCCAACGCGCGGCGCTACGCGACCGGCCACCGGCCGGGCCATGCGGCACCCCGGCCGGGGCGCGCCGCCACCGGCTGCGGGGTGAGCCGGTCGACCCGCTGTGCCGGCTCGCCGAGACGCTCGCAGCCGACCAACCAGAGAGGACACGCTCATGATCCGTATCGTGCTCTTGCTGCTCATCGCCGGCGCCTTCACCGGCCTGTGGTGGTGGTCCGGCATCGTCGGCCGCCGCCGCCTCGACGCCGAAGACCAGGCGCTGCTCGCCCGCGCCGAACAGCTACCAGCCGCCGGCGAGCTGACCCCCGCCGGACCACCATGGCGCACCGCACCCGCCCGCCCAGCCGGATGGAGCTGCCCACACTGCGGCATCACCCGCTGCCGCACCGGCCTGGAAGGCCGCAACTGCCTGGCCGACGGGCTCACCCAGCGGACCGCCTACTGGCGCACGGTGGCGCTCGGGCGGCATGAGCTGAGCGTGGCCGTGGCCCGGTGGATCGCCGGCAGCTGGGGCCAGGAGCCGCTGCCGGTGGCCGTCCGGCGGCGGCTGGGCTGGCTGGCCGGCACCGACCGGACACCCACCATGGAGGTGCTCGCATGAGGGCCATCCGCTTCGCCCGCAGCCGACCCGGCACGGTGGCCCAGTACCTGGTGCTGGCCGTATTCGCCGCGCTGCTGGCGTGGGACGGGAGCCCGGGGCAGGCCGCGATGACCGCGGCAGCCCTGGCGCTGGTGATCCTGCTCGACCTGATACGCGCCCGGCTCGGCACCGACCTGGACCGCACCGCCGCCCGCGACCTGCTCAACGCGATCACCCGGGTCGCACCCGGCACGGTGCTGGTCGACCGGGACACCGACGACGTGCTGATCCCCCGGTCCCACCGGACGCTGGGACAGCGGACGTGGATAGTGGAGCACTGCGCCGGCGGTCGGCGGGCGCTCGACTCCGCCTACTCCGACCTGCACGCGGGGCTGCCGTCGACCATCTCCTACACCGACTACGTGATGGGCGGCCGGCGGATCTCGGCGATCGACCACGTGTCGGTGGTGACCCTCGACCCGGACGGCATCCTGGAGATCGACGACAGCCAGCCGCGCGGGTCACTGTGGCGGGTGCTGCCGTTCCGGCTCCGCACCGGCATCTGCCGGATGTCCGAGCGGCAGGTTGCCGACCTGACCGCCCAGCTGGAGCGTGCGGAGGTGCTGGCGTGACCGCCATCCATGCCGGACCCTGGGAGATCACCGAGCCTGGCGTGTACGAGATGACGGATGCGGACTACCACGCCGACCTGGTGCCCGGTGGAAGCCTGTCCGTCTCCGGCGCCCGGCTGCTGCTCCCACCTTCATGCCCCGCCCGGTACGCCTGGCAGCGGGAGCACCCACCCACGCCGAAGCCGGAGTACGACCGCGGCCACGGCGCCCACCGGCTCGCCCTCGGAGTCGGCCCCACCATCCGCGTGGTGGACGCCGACGACTGGCGCACCAAGGCCGCCCGCCAGGCCCGGACAGAGGCACACGCCGCCGGTGAGGTGCCGCTGCTGGCCGCCGACTACACCGACCTGGTCGCCATGGTCGCCGCGCTGCGGGACCACCCGATCGCCGGCGAACTGCTCGACCCGACGCGGATGGTCCCCGAACAGTCGATCTTCTGGCGTGACCCAGAGACCGGCATCATGCGCCGCGCCCGCATCGACGCGGTGTCCCAGCCGGACACCGCCGGCCCGCCATACCTGGTCGACTACAAGACCACCCGAAGCGGCGACCCCGAGCACATCAGCCGGGCGCTGTGGCACTACGGCTACGCCATGCAGGCCGACTGGTACATCACAGGCAACACCGCCGTTGAGCTGGCCGACCCGGAGGCCCAGTTCCTCCTAATCGTCCAGGAAACCGAACCCCCGTACGTGGTCGGCGTCATGCAGCCCGACGACACCGCGCTACACATCGGACACCTGCGCAACCGGCAGGCCATCGACATCTACCGGGCGTGCACAACAGCTGGCCGCTGGCCCGGGCACGTTCCCGAGACCGAGATCCGCTACGTGGGCCTACCGCCCTGGGCCGAGCGCCAACACACCAACACCGAATACGAGGAGATCACCCTGTGAGCACCACAAGCCAGGCCATCGCCGAGCGGGACCGCCGGCCCGCCGCCATCATCGAGCGGTACAGCAAGGACTTCGCCACGGTCCTACCCAGCCACATCAAACCGGAGACATGGATCCGGCTGGCCCAGGGGGCGCTACGCCGCAACCCCACCCTGGAGCAGGCCGCCACCGCCAACCCCGGCAGCCTGCTCGCCGCGCTGCTGGATGCCGCCCGGCTCGGGCTGGAGCCCGGCACCGAGCAGTACTACCTGGTCCCCTACAAGGACAAGGGCCGGCCGATCGTCCAGGGCGTACCCGGCTACCAAGGTGAGGTGGAGCTGATCTACCGCGCCGGTGCCGTCTCCAGCGTGGTGGTCGAGCTGGTCCGGGAGGCCGACGGGTGGGACTGGACCCCGGGTGCGCTCGACCACCAGCGGCCACCACGCTGGGAGGGTCCGCAGCGGCAGCCGTGGCACAGCGTGGCGTGGTTCACCGACCGGGGTGGGCTGCTCGGCGTCTACGCCTACGGGATCATGACCGACGGTGCCGTGTCCAAGGTGGTGGTGCTGGACCGGCCGGAGGTGTACGCCGCCCGGGCCAAGTCGGCCAGCTTCCGCTCTAAGCCGGAAACCTCACCGTGGACCACGGATGAGCCGGCGATGTGGCTGAAGACCGCCGCGCACCGGCTGCGTAAGTGGGTGCCGACCTCGGCTGAGTATCGGCGGGAGATCGCCCGGGCCAGCGCGGAGGCGTACCGGCTGGCCACTGAGCGGGACGTTCCGCCGCTGCCGGCGGACGACCCGGAGCCGATCGACGGTGAGGTGGTCGAGGAGCCGGCCGCCGAGGACTGGCCGGCCACGGCCGAACCCGGCAGCGGGGTGACCGGTGCCACCACATAGCTACGCGGCCGGCACCCGGTTCGAGCGGAAGGTCCGCACCGACCTACGCGACAACGGCTACACCGTCATCCGCGCCGCCGGCTCCAAGGGCGACAGCAAGGTTGACCTGGTCGCACTCAAACCCGGACAGGCCCTGTTCATCCAGTGCAAGGCCGACGGCACCATGCCCCCGGCCGAGTGGGACCGGCTGTTCGACGTGGCCAGCTGGGTCAGCGCCTACCCGATCCTGGCCAGCAACGGACTGCGCGGCCGGGGCATCAGGTACGACCGGCTGCTGGGCCACAAGCGGCGCGGCGTGCGTACCCAGTTGACCGTGCCATTCCTGCTCGACCAGATCGCCGGAGGGTTCGATGGCTGAGATCGAGTACCTCACCGACGACGAGAACGTGTCCGGCGAGTGCCTCCACTTCTGCGCACCCGGCTCGCCCGCGGCGTGTGACAAGTCGTGGTGCGAGTGCGACTGCCACCGCGCCGCCGAGCTCGACGACCGGCCGCTGGACAAGCTGGCCGCGGTCGCCGCCGAGCTGGCGGCCGAACGCGACGGCAACCCGCGGGATCTGACCGCTGAGAGGTTCAGCAAGCCACGGCGGGGTGCGGCATGAGCGCGGTGTGGCTGGGCGCCAGCCGCGCACTCGACCGGCCCGTGCCCACCACCGAGCCCTACCCGCACATCTGCGGGCACGTGGTCACCGGCTACGCCACCGGCCGGGCAGTCACCCTGTGGCGGACGGCGTGCGCGGCGTGCGCGTGGGAGCGGGGCGAGCCGCGGCAGCGGGTGGAGGTCACCGAGGAGATGCTGGAGCTGGAGCGGCGGAGGTTGGGGGAGCGGGAGTGACCGAACGGCGGCGGTTCAATGCGAGCGAGCGAGCGGCGCTCTATCTTGCTGCGGACGGTCGCTGCCAAGAGTGTGGCTGCGACCTGGAGCCTGACTGGCACGCCGATCACGTGGAGCCCCATTCGCGCGGGGGCATCACCGACGTGATCAACGGACAGGCACTATGTCCGCCCTGCAACCAGAGGAAAGGGGCAAGGATGGTTGGGGAGCTAAGGAAGTGGCAGCGCGAGGCACTGGAGAAGTTCCTGAGCAACAACGAGGACTTTCTGTGTGTCGCGACGCCAGGCTCAGGCAAGACGCGCTTCGCGCTGGCGGCGGCTGCTCGGAGCATTGAGCGGGGCGAGGCAGTTTTCGTCGTGGTCGTGGTACCTACCAAGCACATGCGTAACCAGTGGGCGAAGGCAGCCCACCACGACTTCGGCATTCAGCTCGACCCCAAGTTCAGCAACGGTGTGGGCGTGGTGGCCAAGGACTTTGATGGCGTTGTGGTCACCTACCAATCGGTAGCGAGCCAGCCAAAGCTGTACCGGCGGCTCAGCACCGTCAAACGCACGCTGGTGATCCTTGACGAGGTACACCATGGCGGAGACAGCCTGACCTGGGGGAACGCGCTCCGGGAGGCGTTCGACGCGGCAGCACGGCGGCTCCTGCTCTCGGGCACTCCGTATCGCACCGACGGTGAGGCGATCCCCTTCGTCCGGTATGACAAGCGGCACAGATTCGTCGCCGACTACTCGTACGACTACGGGCAAGCTCTAGCCGACCGCGAGGGCGTCGTACGGCAGATCGAGTTCCCGGCGTTTGACGGAGAGGCCCGATGGCTGGATGCCACCTCGGTGATCTCCAAGCTGAAGCTGTCCGATGTCGATGAGTTGACCCGTGCGAGAGCACTAAGCTCGGCCCTGATGCCGGATGGTCCATGGATTGCATCCGTGCTGCGGGTAGCTAACGACGAGCTGACCCGCCAGCGTGAGTTTGTTCCGGACGCTGGCGGGCTGGTCATCGCAGACGACCAACCGAAGGCAGTCAGGTACGCCGGACTGCTGGCAAAGCTGACCGGGGAACAGCCGACGTTAGCCATAAGCGACCTTCCTGAGGCGTCGGCCAATATCGAGGCCTTCACTGGTTCCACTTCGCGTTGGATCGTCGCCGTGAGGATGGTCTCGGAGGGTGTCGACATCCCCCGGCTGGTGGTCGGCGTTTACGCCACCACAACCGCCACCGATCTCTACTTCCGGCAGGCTGCAGGCCGATTCGTGCGCACCCGATCACTTGACGATGTGACCTCTGCCGTCCTATTCATACCGTCCGTTGAGCCGTTGTTGGCGTATGCCGCCGAGATTGAGCAGGTAATCCCGCGTGCGCTCCGGGAGGCGGAGGAGCGGGCGGAGCGGGAGGTTCGGAGTGGTGGCGAGATGACCCAACTCCAGATCGACTTCTCGGTGCCGATGCACGCCTCAGAGGCGGTTCACCTAACCACCATTCTGTCTGGTGACCAGTTCGCCGACGCTGAGCTTCAGCGGGCGCAAGAGATCGCCACGCTCGCCGGGTTGCCAGGCAACGTGACGCCCGCCCAGGCGGCGCGCTTTCTTCGGATGGTGACGGGGGAGCGCACCGTGCAGCGGACAACGGTGGAGATTCCGGCGCCATCGCTCGCAGACCAGAAGACGGCGGTGCGGAAGGCGCTGCAACGCCGTATCGGGTACTTGGCCAGGCTGGTCGATCAGCCACACTCTCACATCAATGCCGAGCTGAATAGGCGCTGCGCCGACACGGTGCCGAAGGCGGCGCTGGAAAGCCTTCGGAAACGACAGCAGCTCGTGGAGGAGTGGATCGTGAGGGCACAGCCGTGACGGTGACAGCGGATCCGCTGCGCGGCAACGCCCATCTGGTCGATGCGCTCGGCTCCGCGCTTCGTAGTGGCGAGCATGGGTTGTCAACAGTGCCCGGCCTGTTGAAGCGCGTGCTGGCCGAGGAGTCGTGGCGGGAGTTCATCACCCAACGCGGCGAGCATGTGATACACCAGCGGTTCGCCGAGTTCGTGGTGGCCAAGCCGCTGAAAGGGATCGGTGCGTCGGTGGACCTGATCCGGCGGGTGCTTGAGGCGTTCCCGGACAAGGCGGAAGCCGCCAAGGCTAGGGATCTGCTCGATCGGGCACTACAGAACCCCGCACATCTCCACCATGACGATAACATTGTACAAGTCAAGGCGCCTCAGGGGAACGCCCGGGACCGTGCGCTGCGCAAGCTCCGCTCCGACGCGCCGGAGCTTCACGCCGAAGTTCTCGCCGGGAACCTGACCGCGCACGGTGCCATGGTCAAAGCCGGCTTCCGGCTGCGCACCCTGACCGTCCAGCCCAACCCGGCCGCCGCCGCGCGGACCCTACGCAAGCACCTGACCGCCGAGCAGTGCGCCGAGTTGGCGTGGCTGCTCACCCACGAAACCAGCGACCGATGAGAGGGGCCAGGTGGATTGGGTGAAGCTCGCCACCGACTACTACACCGACGAACGCGTGGAGAAACTGGAGGAAGCGGCCGAACTGATCTTCGTCCGCGGCCTCGCGCGCGCCGGTGAGCTAGAGCGGGGCGGGTTCATCCCCGAGTCGAGCGTGCCGAGACTTGCTCGGAGACGCCGGTACGCAACGCTCGTCAGAGCGCTAGTCTCGTCCGGCCTGTGGACCAAGGTAGACGGCGGATACCAGATCGCCGGCTGGTCTGACTGGCAAGGCGAGCTAGACGCCCTGGCGGCGCGGCGTACGACGGATCGCGAGAGGGCTCGTCAGTATCGGCGTCGGAAGCGGGTAGCCGCCGAATCCACACCGTCACGTGATAATGGACATCCGTCACGTGACGTCACGCAGGGAGAGTTAGACGTAGAAGTAGAAGGGGTTAAGGGAGGGGACCTAGCTAGCGGTATGCCATCCACAGGCCGCGACCCCCCTGTGGACAACCAACCCCGGGAACCCCCGGCACGTCACTGCCCACGCCACCCTCGCGGCACAACCCGCGACTGCGGGCCGTGCAAAGACGCCCGGCTCGCCCTAGCGGCGTGGGAGGCCGAACGTCGGGCCCGGTGGCTCACCGCCGCCCGCTGCCCCGACCATCCCGACCAGCTCGCCGGCCACTGCCAGGCCTGCCGCTCCGAGCGGCTCGCCAGAAAGGACCCACCATGACCACCGACACCGACCAGCCGCCGAGGCTGCCCCCATCCATCAACATCCGGGTCGAGTACCGGCAACTCGGACCCGGCCCCGAGTCGATCGAGGTCCAGTGGGACGCCGGCGCCCACATCCCGACCGCAGCCGACATCTGCGCCGTGATCCGCCAGCTCTGGGACCCACCCCGAGCATGGTCGGCCAGCTCCAGGACCCACCCCGGGGAGGTGGCGGGGTCATGACCACCCACCAGCCACCACCACCGCCAAGCAAGCCGCCGGACCAGCCCGAGCCGCAGCTGGACGGCGACCCATGGCAAACCGCGGCCGATCCCGTCCGGGCCGCCGCGCTGGCCCTCGCCGAGCATGCTCGGCGCCGCCGGGAGTGGACCGCCGCGCTGCGGTGGTTCGCGATGCGGAACCGCCGTGTCGAGAATTGGATGAGCGCGGAGCACCTGGCCGAGCGGATCGAGGACGGCACGCTCACCCCGTGGGCCGACACCAACCCCGTCGCGTGCCCGAACTGTCGAGGAACCGGTGCGGCCGCCCACCCGCTGGTGCCCTCGCGGATCTGCGAGGACTGCAAGGGCACAGGCACCTGCTCGCCGCCGGCCGACACCCCGGAGCCAGACGAGCCGGTCGCCGACGTGCTGGCCGCCTTCGAACGTGGCCCGCACGGGGTGACCTCACCACCCCCGCCGTGGGTGGCGGCGTCCGGGGTGAAGCTGGACGAGCCGTCAGGGCAACGCACCGCCACCGCTCAGGCGGCTGAGCCGGACACCACCGAGGCCGAGCCCACCCCGGTGCTCGCGCGGCTGCGGGTCGCCCTGGACGCCGGCCAGGACGTGCCCGACGCGGACCTAGTGCCACTGGCCGGCACCCACCGGGAGGCGCTGGCCGCCGCTGTCCGGGCCAACCGGGAGCAGACCGCCGAGGTAGAGCGGCTCCGCGCCGAGCTGGCCACCGCCCGCCGGGACGCCGCCGCCGCCGCGCTGGAGATGGCCGGCGCCCGGTTGGCCGCCACCGGCCACCACCCGGCGGCAGATCTGGTGCGTGACCTGGAGGCGCAGATCCGCGCCGGTACCCGCCCCGTCCCCGGCAGCCCGGAGCCGGCACCGCGACGCTCTGATGGCCAGTCGCAGACGGGCGATGCTTGGAATTCCTGGCACGACCCGATGTGCGACGGCCGTCAGCATCCCGGTCGTAGTACCTGCGATTGCGGGGCGAGCCCCGGCAGCCCGGAGCCGGCACGCGACTTCTACGCCATGCACGACCACGGCTACCATGGTTGGCCCCGCCATGCCCACCACATAGACCAGCAGCATTCCGAAGACGTGCACAATCCGCGCGCCAACGACCACACCGGCGTACCGGTGGTGACCCAGGCCGAGGCGACCGCCCCGGGCACAACCCAGCCCACCCCGGAGCCGGCCGGCACACCACCAGCCGACCCACCCCCGGCCGGCGGACCCGGCTGGGACCGGACCCAGACCGGCGCGGCGCTGCACACCCCGTGGGAGGAGCTGCACGGCCTGGCCGAGGTGGTCCGACTGGTCCAGGAGCTCGACGCCGCCCGCGCCGAGTTGGCCACCGCCCGCGGGGCTGTTGCCGCCGCCGGGGCTGGGTGGGACCGGGAGGCCGCCGAGCTGGCCCGCCGGGACGCCGAGCTGGCTGAGGCGGTGGAGGCGAACCGCCGGTGGGCTGCCGATCATGCCGAGCAGGCCGCCGAGTTGGCTGCGGCCGTGACGGAGCGAGACGCTCAAGTGGGTATCGCCGGCGATGTCCGTCGCGAACTGCGCGAGGTGACCGTCGAGCGGGACCGGCTAGAGCGGCTGACCGCGGCCGACCTGGAGACCATGGCCCGGATGCGCGGCGAGCTGGCCACCGCCCGCCGAGACGCCGAGATGTGGGAGCGGGCCGCCGGGGACATGGAGGCCCGGGACCGGCACGCCGCCGCCGACACGCTCGACTGGGCCGCCGGCCAGTGGGTCAGGGAGGTGGTCGGAACCAACGAGTGGCCCACCCGGGATCAGCTCCACGAGTGGGCCGCTGAGATCCGTGCCGGCAGCCGCCCCGTCCCCGGCAACCCGGAGCCGGCCCCGGCCGGCGGAGAGGAGCCGGAGCATGGCTGAGCACTGCGGGCACTGGTGGACCAGCTCCCACAACGCCGGCGGGTGGCGGGAGCACACATGCGTGCGGCCGACCGGCCACGGCGGAATGCACCGCTGCGGCTGCTTCGCTCAGGCCGCCCGCCCGGAGCCGGCCGACCGGCCCGAGCGGTGGATCACCACCGACCGGGTGCGCAACCCCCGGCTACCGAGACGGGAGGCCGACGATGCCGGCTGACCGATGCACCCAGCACCCCGGCCACCACTACTACCACGGGGGGATCATGGACGGCCAAGTGCGCCACCTGGTCCACACCACGCCCAGCGACTACCCCCAGACCATAGGCACGTTGCTGAGGGATGGCCAGCGGTCCTGGTACGAGCTGGACTACGAGGCCAGCGAGGGGACCGAGGTGGCCTACCGGTTCGTCGGGCTGGGACGGGAATTCCCGCTGCGGGAGGTGTCAGATGGTTGAGCCGCTACTGTACGCCGGTGGGTGGCTGCTGCTCGCCCCGCTCCTTGCTCCCCTGACGGCCGCGCTTGCGGTCGTCTACGGCGCCGGGCTCGGCGCCTACCGGCTGGTCACCCTCCCCACCCGCGCCGAGCGCCGGCACCACCGCCAGGCCACCCTGGAGCGGGAGCGGCAGCACATCCGTGCCGAGGCCCGCCGGCTCGGCCTACCCATGCTGGAGGACGACTGATGAATCAGGTGATCTGGCTACGTACGCAACTCGCACGGTTCACCTATCGGCCAGGTTGGGCACTGCGCATAGACCCTGACGTCGGCGCTATTACGCTGTGCCGACTTGTAGTGACCTACCGGGTGCACGACACCCACAACCCAGAGCACACCATTCCCCTCCGGGTCACCATCCCCATACCCCTCCCGCTTGATGAACAGGACCCCGAGGCGTTCGCCCACTGGTTACAGCACACCCTATACAGCATCGAGGAACACGAGTCCCGCGAATGGCTTCGCCGCGACGGGGCTATCTACGACAACCCACACAGCGAAGACACCACGACTGATGTCCCGACCAGGTGACCCCCGCAACGGACACCGCTACCGCACCACCGTCGCCAACATGCTCGCCGAATCTGACCTGTGCTGGCTCTGTGGCCACAACGGGGCTCGCACCGCCGACCACATCATCCCGGTCAAAGACTGGCTCACCCAGTTTGGCACCTACGACGGGGTGAATCATCGCTCCAACCTGGCACCAGCCCACGGCACCCGCGGCCGGCAACTCAACCCCTGCCCCACCTGCGGCCGACTATGCAACCAAGCCCGCCGCAGCCACCCCGTGCAGCCAAGGTCACGCGATTGGTGAAGGGGGGAGGGTCCGATTTTTGAGCGCGCGCACACCCGGAAGACGCGCAGTCGTCACTGTTTTCCCTCTCTCGCTTTAGTTTTTGCAGGTCACAGGATCGTCCTATTCATGAGTTTGAGTGTGTTCTGAGTGGCTATTGTGGATGATCAATGGTAGGATTGGGCTGTGGATGCGACGGTGATTCAGCGGTCCCGGCGGCCGCGGGCGGCGATGGTGGCGGCTCACGAGTCGGCGGGTCGGGTGTTCGCCGATCTGGCGCCGGGGTTCGAGCTGTTCTGCCTGACCCACGGCCAGTTCTCGCTGGTGGATGCGCTGACGGCGATCTTGGATCGGACCGGGCCGGCGGATGTGGCGGTGGCGACCTGGTCCGCGGCGAAAGCTGACCTGTTGCATGCGGAGCGGTTCCTGCGGGATGGCCGGATCCGCTCGCTGCGGTTCGTGGTGGACCGGTCGTTCGCGACCCGGCAGCCGGACTACTGCGCCACGTTGGTGAAGGTGTTCGGCCCGGAGGCGATCCGGTCGACGGCTTTGCACGCCAAGTTCGCTGTGATCAGCAACGACGCGTGGAACGTGGCCGTCCGTACGTCGATGAACTTGAACGAGAACCGCCGGCTGGAATATCTGGAGGTCTCCGACGACCCGGAGGTGGCCGGGTTCCTGCTGGGCATGGTTGACGAGCTGTTCAGGTCGGTGCCGGCCGGTGAGATGAACAACTACGTGATGCCGGGTGAGGGTGGCGAGCTGCCGCCGCGGCCGGTCAGTTCGGTGGGAAACGCGTCGGAGGTTGAGGTGACCCTCGGCCAGCTGCGGGAGCTGGGTCGGTTGGAGCCGATCGATTCGGCGCGGGTTCAGATGATCCGTTCGATGGCGGCTGTGTTGGATGATGATCCGACGAATGCGGCGTTGTGGCGGCAGTACCGGGAGTCTCTGGATGCTTTGCTGGCCGATGACGGGCCGGATCCGGGGATGGCTGGGCTGCTGGGTGGGATGTCTTCGCCGGTTCGGGAGTCTGCCGGCTGATTCCGGCGGCTGGTCTACCGTGAGCGTGTGACCACTGCCGCGCCACCGCGAGCTGCCTCCCGGGTGCCGCTGTATGGGACGCCGCGTAGCCCGGACCGGTTCACGTTGGGGCCGCGGGTGGCGGAGGTGGCTACCCGGTTGGGTAAGCCGCTGATGCCCCATCAGCAGCTGATCGCCGATGTGGCGTTGGAGGTGGA